ATTAGTTCATACCCTGTAAAAGATGAGATTGTTTGTTTGTTTCTCTCTAGTTCTGTTTTAAAGTCCGTTAGACTATTATAGTGTGCTTTTTCTGGTGTGTATGGATTATTAAGCATTTACCTTACACTCCGTTTAGAATATTTACGAAGTTCTTTCCGTATTGAGTGTTGACTGTGTTCTTCTCTGTGCTATTAACCGTGTCTAGGTTGTGGTGTTTATAACACATGTCTGAATATGATGTGTTTGATGTTTTCACCTGCGAATTCCTGTTAGATGTCTGTTTGACATGGTTATTCTGGGAGAAGTTCGTTCGCGCAACTGCGTTAAAATTATTCATATTCAGTATTTATTGCCAACGATTTAGAATATTGTTCCACCGTTCTACGCTTACCTTTTGTTTGCTACTAAGTATTTGGATATAGCTATTTACTTCTTCTTCTAAGCCAAATAATTGTATCCCTTCTCGCCACGTAAAGTCTAAATCGCCTATATAATCTTTTAGTTCGTCAAATAGAATAAACTGTATGTTGGCAGGGAGTAAGAGATTCATATGAGGATATAGGTGATATTTGTAGAAGTCTGAGATAGTGAGAACTCTATTAGGATCTTTACAATATTGCTTATATACTGCTGCACTGTGCATATGTCTTTTAACAGGATCTGCTAGAATGGCTATATGATCGTGAATAGGAAACTTCTCGACTACCCTAGGATAAAAGGCAGGATTGACGTAGGCTTTGATGTTTTGAATACCTTTGCTATTGAGAAACTCGTGTATAGGGTCTACACCTAACGGACCCATAGAGAATACCGTGAAGTTAGGACCTTCTAGAACATTAGGATGTCTGCTATAGGTTTTTGTTGAGCTCAATAGTTTCTCCATCGGCGCCAAAATCAATAGTCAATCTTCCCTTGATTGCGTTATCTTCAAACATTTTTAATAGCACATTAGCACCATCTTTTAAACCTTGTCTATACTGCATTATGCCTACACCTAGAATACAAAAAACGAATATACCGAAGAGTTCTAAATATGTGATAGTTATCATTGCTTTGCTACTCCTTTGATTGCTTGTTCTGTTACCCAGGTATGATATTCCTTACCATAGTGCATACCATCTGCTGCTGTAGTTGGCCACTCTTCTGTGTTCTCAATTACAATAAGATGGGAGTTATGCTCTTTGGCAAGTGCTGTTATACCTGCGATGTTCTTATATCTCTGCATCGTATATTCATAATCATTAAGGTGTTGCTGTAATAAATCAGGCATCGAATCAACGTTCCATCTGCCTAATATCTTGCACTCTGTTACTCTACTATAATCTATTTTGCTGGTACATATGACTTCTCGTCTTACGCCAGGTGTTACATTAAAAACCGTGTATCTAGCCTTGATTAAAGGTTGCCATTGGTGATATATTCTAAATGCTGAGTCCATACCACCTGCAGGAACACCTAGATTAACCGCTTCTAATCCTAGTTGCTGGGATATTAAATGGACATAGGTATCTTCATACGCCATGCCAACACCCCAAGTATCTGATCCTCCTAAGAATACGACACTATCTGGATTATACTTAGGGTCTGAAGACATTCTCATTCTAAATGAGTTTGTCGTATAGTCTATGCCATGATCCCTTAAGCTAGGTTGCCATGCTTTGATATCATTTACACAATATAATTCAAAGTCTTTATCGCCCCTACTTGGATACATCGTCTATCCACGCTAGTACCTTTTCCAGCACTTTTCTATTGCCTTCATCATTCATATGGTTCATCAATCCAGGATGATCTTTCATAATATCTTCGAAATGGATCATTCCTGGGAACTCATATAAATCATGCCAAAAGATTCCTGTCATGTGCAACACCTCGTCCCATTCTGTCAGATTATGTATTTCTTGACATATGGTAGTGTGCATATAGGTACAAAACTCTAAATCCATATGGTTTTCAAAATAGGAAGCAAGCCCTTCCAATCCAGGCCTGTCCTTTATATCCAAATAGATTAGATCGCTATCCTTGTGGAGAGGATCATATAAGTGAAGTGGGTGATTTACTATAGGCAATCTATAAGGGCTGGTATGTGAGATAATGATATTATCAAAGTCCTCTGGAAAGATACTCGTTATTTGTTTCAGTACCTTATATTGACTACAGCCCGCTTGTGCTATATTAATTACATCGTGGTGTTCTGCTAGCATATTGGGCCAACCCTTTTGATCGGGATATTTTACGGTCCAATCTGCTGCAAAAGAATCTCCACATATTAAGATTTTTGACATGTTTCTACTCGGTTCAATCCTAGTAGAACTCTCGCCTCGTCTCTTACCTCAGCTGTTACTGCAAAGCCAAATCCCTCAGGGTCTAGCATTCTTTTAACAAATCTTTCTAAAACAAAGACACGAGCCTCGAGCTCTAACTTTTTCGTTTCTGATTCACTAATAATCATATTAGCTGCTCCTACGATATTTATTAATTAATTCTTCCCCCGAAATTCCTTCTTGCATAACAACTTTGCTGCCATCCTTTAGCTCACGGAGAATAGTTCCATCGTTATATGTGATGTCTGTTACCTGCCCATCAGTTCTACGATTGTCGTACCACATATTAACCTTGAAGGTATTGAACACGTGAAGATTATCAATACTCTTTGCCCAATCCATGGCTTCCAAATAGATTCTCCTCTTTTCTACAATTTCTTTATGCTGTGTCATTACTTCTCTCCCATGGTTACAAAATTATATATAGACTCCCAGTCCTTTACAACTATGGCGTCACCTTTGTAATCCAGGTTGTGTCCGTGTTCTACTAGAATACCTTTTAGTCCGTACTTCATGCCTACGTCTACGTTCTCGGGCTTGTCCTCAATCCAAAGAGCACCTGGATATTGCTTGGATACTTTTTCAAGAACATCATCTTTATCTGCACCACAATCTAAAGTAATTACATCCTTAAATGTATTAGGTCCAAATAGTTTGGCTAGGTTACGCTCTCTGAGCTTTTTAGCGTAGGGATCGAGACTCAGGCTAGTAATTGCTACAAACCTGTACTGATGTTTTTCGTGAAGTAGCTTAATGTAGTATTGAGCATCACGTAGGGGAGGGAGGAAACCAATTGCTGCTGACTCATTAAAAGTTCTAACAAGCTGTTTAGCACTTGTCTGTTCCATCTCATATTGTTCTGCTACGCTGTAGACATTTTTGTCTACCATCTTGTGTCCATGTGCCATCATCCATGTTTGGAAGCCAAACTCCCAATCTAGGCAGGCACCATCACAATCAGTTAAAATAATTTTAGACTTTCTTACCATAATTCTCTTCTTCAAAACGATTAGCTGCCTGGGCTCCACTGAGTCCAATACCAGCACCTACTATTGCCCACATCAAAGCCTCTGCTAATGACATGGTATCTAATTCTAATCCGCCGGCTGTGCCAAACAGGATTGACATACCAATTACAATTCTAATACTACCTGGCATCTTAATACCCCTGCGACATGTGTGAATAACAATCGGGGCCTGGCTTATCCAAAGGCAGACCACACAAACAATAATTATCCTCAATGGAAGGAGAACCTACCATATCTCGAATATCATCCTCGGTGTACCTTTGTTCACCGTCCCTAACTGAACACTCAGCTAGGATTTTTACTTGTTCAAATGTCAAACTCATTGTGGTCCCTCCGGTAATTCTTCAAATCTTTTGTTAACCAATAGCTCTATGACTTTATCTCTATCAGTAAAAGCTACTCTCATATCGAATGACTCACACATTCCTGAGAACATTCCACCTTCTAGTTCTTGTAGAATTGAACTAGTGGTCATCTCACAAACATCATCGAAAATACTTTCGAGGATTCTTTCATTATGTAAACAACTCATATTTTTACCTCACTTTTTTTGTTTTTCATATTATAATTATAGCATCTAATGAGCTGTTTGTCAAGCATTTTTAAAAAATAATTACGCTAGGAATGAACAATACAAACCCGAATACCTTAAGTACCAAAACCAGTACAATAGCCCAAAAAAGGAACTTAACCAGAAACATTAGAATGTCTGGAAGGTATTTGATGCCTAAAAAGATTACTGCGGCTAAACCTATTAATTCGAGCATAGTCTTACATCCTTTGCTAAAGATTCAACTTCTTCCCATTCCATCCAACCCATGACATCGTCATCGTGTTCTGGGAAAAAGTCTTTGGTTGCCCACTCGTCTCTAGAATCCCAAACAGCTATTTCCCAAAGACCTTGCTTACCACCATATGAAAATGGTGTTTGAATTGCGCTAAGGGTGTACCCGTTGTCAAATTTAAATTTGCGCTGTACACCAGAACCACATGAATGTTTTTCTTCTACAAAAATATCAATCATTCTACTTCCTCGATGGTAATTTTATAGGACTTACCATTACGATCAACCAACTGAATTGTTTTCTTGGGAGAAACAAAATAACCCTCTGAACTCAAATCCATTTTGGTAGGCTCAACCTTACCTAATAGATTTTCGCTATCATCTCGCAAGCCTTCTTGGCAACGATAAGCGATATAATCACAATATGCTATCATTATTTCCACACCTTACGACTACTGAGACACATCTCGTTGTCTGCATAGCCTTTAGAATACTCTACAATTTCCTGAGGAGTCATATCTTGTAACTCGACACGCTCAGAACTACCGGTGTCACCCTTATAATAATGAGGGTTATAACCTCGCTGATAATAACTATCGGCGCTACCACGATCATAAGGACCACCATGTCTTGCATCTAACATTATGCTGCCTCCATTAAATTGACTGCTTCTTGGATAAGTTCAATGGCTTGTTCTCTACTTTCAAAGCCTTCCTCTTCTGCAAAGTCAATGGTGCTAGAAAAGTAGATGTCGTCGCTACCATTGATTTGATTGTTTTGGAAGATTTGGGCTAAGCCAACTGGTGTGTTAGAAGAGCCTACAAATTCTTGCTCTACGCTAACTTCGATTTTGCCTTCAGTGGCAGCTAAATATACAAACTTTGACATATACACCTCACTTGTTTTTGTCTGTTTCTTCATTTTATGTAAACATTATAGCACCTATTGTGCCAAATGTCAAGCATTCAGACGAAAAGATTTCCCTTGTAGGTGCTTGATTTTATTGACTTTGTGAAAAAAGTTGAATTAAATTTGCTCAGAACGTGTCATATAGCCCATTCTGTAGCAGTATTCTCGGTAGTCTGACATGAAATTGAACTCCAGTACCCGTATACCGTTCTTCACTATACAGCAGTAGGTTTGCAGATTGCCTAAACTGCTGGCATAAGAAAGAGCGTCACCTATCTCGGAGACGCTCATCTTGTCTATTGGTGTTACAAAGACGTCCTGATTTTCAGAAGCATCTTTAATTTGTTCGTTTATCTTACTCATGTCTATATTATACTTCTTTTGAGAAATATATCAAGAGTCTAGAGTACCAAAATTAAAGTTCTTCCCTAGGAATAATTGACCAACGGCCAAATAACTTGACAGCCCAATAAGCAGAAAAGATCTTCCATTTTGCTACCTCAGGTTTAGATGACTCCATAGCAGCCTTAAAAATATCGTCTGCTACTTTTTTAGCTTTACCAACGACTACCATGTCAGGTTTATCACCATTCAAGGCAACGGTGTGTCTGTAATTTCTAATACAGAAATAGATGTAATCGTGAATAACACCTGCTCTTGCAATATCAAAAGGTGCAATAAACATCCAACATGCTCTAGGAACTGATGCTAAATCAGACTTAAAGCCTTTAGAAGCAGTTACTCTACCTTTGGTAGATACTTTAACTCCTACTTGCTTTAATGATGCAATGTCTTGTTCTGTGACTTTATCACAATCAAAAGATAATGCTGAGTTCAATTCCCATGTTCTCGGAGCGCTAAACGTAGCGTCCATTAATCTATTAAAGGTTCCCATTTTTACTCCTATTATAAATAGTACAAAACCAACATTATTTATAAGGATTAGAAATGGCAGACCTCTCTAAATCAAAACTATTAGACGTAAAATATGGCGATGCTCGTGTCATTACCTTTGTATCTATCACAACAAAAGGAACAGGGCATACTGTTTTATCTAAGCATGGAGGTGGTAAGTATGTTCCTAAGAAGTTTATTATAGACGGCAAAGAATACATTGTAGGCAGAGTTCAAGAGTCAGCATTGGTTAGTGCAATAAAAGGACATAACAAGTTAATGATGGAAGATGCCTCAGGTAAACAAAGACCTTTAGGACACCTAGAAAAGACTATGGATTACAAGGAAGGCAAAGGTTATAATCAAGGTGATATTGCTGAAGGTATATTTGGTGCAGCTATTACAGCTCGTTTCATTAATAAAAATAGGGACATCAGTGCTTCAGATGTAGAGAATGTATTAATGAAACTTAATAGGAATCCGAAGCAACAAATCAATTACAAATCAGCAAACGCCAACCCTGCTATTTTAGACGATATAGAGTTTGTATTAGGACTAGCAAAAAACAATATGGAAGCACTTGCTGATAGAAATATTAGAGCATTACCAGAAACAAAAAAGTTGGTAGAAGCCTCTGTAAAATATGCCAACGCAACTTATGTTAAGAAGTGGGCAAACTTAGTTTATGAAAACAATATCTATAATAGAGTACAAGTATTGTCCGATGGCTTGTCTGATCAAACAGGCACGAAGGTTGATGTTAGAGTGAAACTATCTAATCACGATAAGGAACTAAAAGACATTGACATCAATGTATCATTAAAAGCAGGAGATGTAAAACAGTTTGGACAAATAAGTGGATCTGGTTTTGATGTACAAATAAAACTTTGGAAACAACTATTTGGAATGGATGTATCTAGACAAAGATCAACATATGAAGCCTTCCTAAAGAAATCAGAAACTAAAAAGGCTGTTCAATTTATTTACAAACATGTTGCTACAGAAGTAGCTAAAAAATTTAGTGAAGACGACAAGGATACACTAAAAGCATTCGCAAGTGCCATACAATGGCATGCCACAAGAGATGAAAAACACGTTCAACTCGTACAATTAAAATCTGGTATGGCTAAAGTCTATACCTTTGACAACCTTGAAAAGGCATTTGATAAGTTAGGTCCTTTCAAAGCAGAAATTAGAGTGGGATCTTCAGGACTACCACAAATGGATCTTTTTGCTAGAGGTATTAATACAGGAATACTTCGCATTCGTGTAAAGATTGAAACAAAAACTAACGGTGAATTATATTTTAGAAACATACTTGAAAAGCTAAATGGCTTAGGTGAGCTTATAGCTGAGTATGCTGGTGAGAATGAATAACGCTACCTTATTTTTTATATTCCAACACAAGAACGAACTATACATTGTAGACAACCTACATGTACAGGACGTACCTAAACCACGTGAATTATTAAGACGTGTTTCATCAATAGAACTCTGTAGAGATATAGCTGAGAAAACAGGACTGCCTGTTGTATATGATACTGCTAGAAAGCGTACTCGTAAGCACACAGAAGAAGGCAGACAGAGAATACGTGAAGCCAAGTTAGGTGATAAACACCCAGCCAAAAAGGGTTTGGGTGAGACTCACAAAAAGAACATATCTAAAAAAATGAAAGGAACAAGACGTGGAGAGAATAATCCTATGTTTGGCAGGAGGCATAGTGTCTCAACTCGTGTAAAGATGCATGAAGCCTGGATTACAAGAGAAAGGCGTAAATGGGTTTGTGGCCCTGGCGGAGTTAGGACTACAATACCTAAGTCTGAACCTGTTCCAGAAGGTTGGCAGTTAGGTATGTATTATGATCCTTATCGTCCTGATACTGATGAGTTATTTTAAGCTGCCTTCTTCTTGCTTCTAGTTTTCTTTTTTACAGGAGTGTTATACTCTGTAATACCCAAAATTTCAAAAGATTTCTCTAAATCTGGATATTCGCTTAGAAGTTTGCCATCCTTGATAGCTGTCAATAGTTTGGCTTCCTTGTGATGCAACCCTTCAAGTATTTGAACCCAATTAATTTCCCTCTTCCAATCGGGTAGTTTGTTCATGTTACTTTGAGGATCAAAGAATTGTTTAATACGTCTCCATTCTAGATTGATAGTAGTTTCACCCATGCCACCGGGAATATCTTCTTCCAACTTGGTAGTAGCTGGCATACCTTCTGGTAGATTCCATTCAAGTTTTTCTGCACCTACTCCTAGTCTAACAACTGTAACAGCTAACTGATTACTAGCTGCCCATTCCTTCAGTCTTTGGGCAATGCCTTCACCTGTTTTAGCCTCTACTACCCAATCTAGGGCTTCATCTAACTGTCTAAATTTTCTCATAATTTACCTCTAAAAATCTGTAATGACTTCCATCATATTACGCATTTTGTTTTTAATAAAATAATTTAACAACTGGCTTCTGTCTCCGCCCTGTTGTGCCTCATAACTATTTATAATAGCTTTCTTAATCTCATCCGGTGTTTTGGATAAATCCACTAACAACTGATTCCTTGTAAATCCAGAAGCCATCTCCGAATTTATAACAAACTCCTCGGGCTTTTGCTTTTTCCATTCTGCAAGCAAGGCCCTTTTAATAGGACGTTGACGTTTACCTTCTACAAAAGTATCATCTTCAGATAGCATATTAGGAATGCCGTCGCCTTTGTCTCCTGTAATGATATGTTCCATTAACACTTGAGAAGCAGGCTCTTTAATCTTAACCCATTTCTTAAATGCAGGAGCATACTGTTTAACATTAGAATACTTCTGCAGTTGATTAAAGTCGTGATCTCCACTAATAATTAAAAAGGGTTCAGGCTCTGGATCATCAAACAATCCACCTGTGCCTTTTCCAGATGTTTGACTATACTCAGCAAGCGTGCCAATAACATCATCTGCTTCTGCACCTTCTACATCAATACAGGGATAGGGGAAGAACTCATCTAGTTCATTTCTAATTTGATTTAGTGCCTCAAATATAGAGTTCCAATCTAGAGGACTTTCCTCCCTACCCTTTTTACGATGTGCCTTATAATAAGGAAAGTAATCACGTCTCCAGTATCTACGATTATCCATAGCCAGTACAAGATTGCCATACTCCTCGCTAAACTTTACATTATACGAGCGAATTGTATTAATAATCATATGTCGCAACAAAGGCAAGTCTACGTCTACAGACACATCTTTACGCCCCCCTATTTCTGCCATGAAGTTAGCAATGGCAGTCTGATTAAAATCTACAACTATCATTGCTTTACCTTTAACAATACAGAGTTAGGCTGTACCCTTGTTCTAACTGTCATTTTCTTACCACGTACAGACTCCATAAACTTATGTAGTCCATTAATCCTACATGCCATAAATTTAGGAATAACCTCCTCGGGTTTCCTAACTGTTTTCTCATAGGATGTCGTGCCATAGTTTTCAATAGCTGTACCCTTAACTCCTAAACCACCTGCAAAGTCAGAGGCATATACACCTAAGCGTTTACGTTTAACATCATAGTACCATACTTCTGAGGAGCCTATAATGTCCACAGGATTGATACTTACAATATCTAGTTCTTTAAACTCCTTTAGAAACCTAAGACGTTTAACAACTTTGTTCTTATCTGTAGGACGCTTTTTCCTAATGCGTGTAATTTTCTTAGCCTGCTGAGACTGCATGACAGACGTTTCAACGTCTGTATACATCTGTATCAGTTTCTTTGTATTGGGCTTGCTAATGTGCGAGTAGCCTTCTACTAACTGTTCGTCCCAGTCTGATCTATTTGTCATCTGTCTAACAGTTTGTAGTTCTTCCAACTCGCCTTTCCAGCCGCCTAGTATATCAAACAATTCTTGTGTCTCAGCTCTGTTCAGTCCACATGTAGATACAACATTCCAATTGACTGGGACCTTACCTGTCTCAATAAAATCATCAACACATTTCTCAATGTACTCTAATGCGTTAGGTAAGTTTTCTCGTATTCTAACAACTTTAGGCTTTTCCTCAGATGCTTCAATTTTTTCTGCACCTTTACTCGCCCAAGGTTCTTTCTTTTTCTCAATAAACTCAACACAAGAAGTAGGCATGTAACCTACTTTACTTTCTATAAAGGCATACTTACCTACGTGTGAAAATGTGGAGTCAGTCAATTTTAAAATGTTTGTAATGTCTTGCTTGTCCCAGCCAGACTTTTTACGCATCCATTCCTTAAAAGACTTAATGAGAGTTTTGTCTGCTATTTCATAATGTACAAAATAGCCTAGTTCTTGAAAAGCTTTTTCTCGTTGCTGTTCATCTGTTATAGATTGGTATTTACTCCAATCTGGTTCTGTAAGCACATAGGTACTACGTTTTCTTTTTGCCATGAAAGGACTCCTTTTTGTTTATTCATACATATAATTATAAGACAAACAGAAGTGCCTGTCAAGACTTGATTGTACCAAAAATTAAATAACTTTGAAAGATATGATACGATCGAAGACTATAGATCTCCAGCCATTCTTCTCTGTATCAAAGACAACTAGATTTTTGTGGGTAACGGGTTCTTTGTTTTCCACTTGAGGGATAACGTTAGACTTTAACGTGCAAACCATTTCTCTGATTTCGCCGTTAGCTTTGTGAAATACAACTTTACAATTAAACTTGGACAATAACTTTTTAGCTTCGTCCTGCCAGTCTGTATCGTTTCTTTTTGGATGATAATTAGTTACGTTTGGCATTTTTTCTCTTCCTATCTATTAACCATTTAAGTTCTCTTTCTTTGGCTTTGTCCATTCTAGAAGAAGAACCATATTTTAAGGATACCCAAGAGTCTTCACCTTCATCTTTCTTTTTTTTAGGTTCCTCAGTAGTGCTTATATTAAACTCTTCAGGCTCTTTTGTCAATGCCTCTTCTCCCAAAAAGGTAATCTGCTCTCCATTGCGCTGGGCCCAACTCATATTGGCAGCTACAACTAATAGAATGGCTAATGGATCAAATACAAATATTAACAACATAATGATTATTCTAACTGCACTATCTACAGCGTTCTTAGTAGACTCAGAATAAAATAGTTCTGCGATGTATTTTATTGGACCTAACTCTGCATCCATAACAGCTACTTCCTGCCTCTTTGGCAGCAACTGTAAGTTCAAGGCGTCTATATTAGCAACTGCCTCGTCCATTTCTGCATTTAATTGTTCTCTTTCTTCTCTCTGTGTTCTGTTCACATAGTTTTTATCTTCACCACGTGATGTTCTCAGAGTATCATCAAGCCCTGCAATACGATCTCTTGCCTGTTGTAGTTTACCTCTCTCTGCTTCTAGTCTAAACTCAATTACTTCCATATTTAAGGTGTAGTCTTGATTAACAGCCGTTTGATCTATATGTGCTCTAGACAAGTAACCAAAGATACCTATAGAAGTAATAAAGGATAAAACAATTACAGCTAATGTAAAATAGGATTTTAATAGTTTAGTGGCGGTATGCCAATACCTATAAACCCATGACGCTGTAACAAGTTTGGCAATTTCCAATACAACACCCATTGCAATAATCTCCGCATAAGCTGCGGGGAATATCGTGGTTAATCCAATTATAGAAAAGTATGCTGCTACAGATGATACTGCAAGAGCGGATGTTAATAAAAGTAAAATAAAAGCCATGTTATTATTTATGTGAGTTAGGTGCCCACTCTAATGGTTGAAATTCTTTTAAAAATGTCATTCTAAGTCTTATATTAATCATATCATTTAGGCATAACTCATCGTGTCTTTGTTGCCATTGTAATAAAAACTCTTGCATTTTAGCGTGTGCTTTACTATCAAAGACAGCGATAGTTTCTTTTGTTAGTTCCCCATCATATTCTTTTACAATATTTGAACTGCCAAAGTATTTCTCATATTGTTTTTCAGGCTTACAGGAATATCCTATATAATACCTGCCATCTGGAAAATAAGTACAGTAAACTCTATGTACCTTCTTCTCCCTCGGTTTTCTTTTTCTCACCATCTATTACATCTCCATTATCAGATGTAATATTTATACTTGGAACACAGGGTCTTTCTAGTGGGTTCTCAGACTCATAAAAGTCCAAGCTAACTTTTTTATTAAATATTGCGTCCCAATTATCAGAAAATGTCTTCTGATCTACACTAAAAGGTCTAGGTTTACTTCCCTTTCCCATTATTTTTCCTCAACTTTTCTAAACTTAATTTTTCCTTTAGAGACATAACATAGGCAGCAACAGACAATATTAGTATTGTTCCGCCCTCTGCTAAAAGCTGTGTCCCTTGCATATCTTTACTATGTAGAATAATTAATCTACACAATGCCGTGATAGCAATAATAATAGGCAATGTAACAGGAATTCTCTCTGTGCTATAAAATGCACCTATCATTGCTATTACCTCAGCGTATATAAACAACATAAACAAATCTGATAGCATTACCTCCTGTAGTAGCCACATGGAATACAAGTATTTTCCCACTGCAACAAAAGTTAAAGCTCCTATAATTGCAGTTAATACTTTTTCACCGATTATTGTTGTCCAATGTAATTTATTTCTCATCATTAATATCCAAATTAATAGTAGTCCCTAGCATTTGTTTAACTTGAAATGTATGATCATTTGTCCAAGCTAGAACTTCTGGATCATCATATAAAAAATCACAGTTTTTGCAATATTCTATTTCATCAAATTGTTTAAAGGCATGTTTTAATCTTAGTTCGTTATACTTTTCTCCATGAAAGATATCAACGAGACTCTGTTCTTTAGTGTCACCTAGTACACTCTTCTCCTCATTGGGTGGGCCCATTGTTTGACAACACGGTGTAACTTTACCGTTCGCTCTAATAGTTATTTCCTCGGCAAATGGCCTGCCGCACGACTTTCTTACACTAGTATCTCTAACATATACGGGTTGCCAGTTTCCACTCCAATTATGTTGTTTCCAAATATAAGCTTTCGTACCACATTTGTCAATAAAATTTTTGCGATATTGATCAATCTCATATTTAATATTGTGGTTATCTAATATTAGATGATAGCTGCTAACTTCTGTATCTTTTACATATTCTTGTAACGCCCAAACGTTTTCTTTTATCTTATCAAAATTATCAGCTGCCATCCACTCTATATATTTCTCTCTGTTGTATCCAATAACACTAACACGAATAAAATCTACACCAGCGTCCACAACATCTTTCATGTACTGCCCTTCTAATCTAAAGGCATTGGTAAACATATAACTCTTGAATCCGTATTTTTTACAGAGCTCAATGTACTTAGGTAGATCTTTAGCAAGAGTAGGTTCTCCGCTACCTTCTAATTGTATTACTGTCTCTGGATTAGGCTCTAATTGCTTAAGATTTTTTTCAAATAGAGTGAGTGGCATTTTCTTAGTCCACTCTTTTCCTCTACCTGTAGTTTGAGGACACATTTGGCATTTATAGTTACACCCACCCGCTACCTCAATAACAGCCCTCTTTACACTTATCATTTTACAACTAACTTTATATCAGGCCATTGTTCTATTACGGTAGTTAGCGATTGTATTGGAAAACATAGCATTATGCAAGCTCTAATTTGTGCGTTTCTGTCTGAAGGATGATCTAGCTCCATTACCAAGGTATGTTCTGAGTTCATTGTTCTGGATGTTAGACCCAATTCATCTGCCATAGGAAAGTTAGTTTCTACATTCCAGTCTTTAAATTGATTACAAATTCTACGATGTTCATTCAAGCCATTCTCCCATACGTCTTTACTGTCTGTCAAAATATGAGGTATGAATGTTCCTCTATCGGGTACAAGCTCCATAAAATAATTTTCGTGTCCATTATAAAACTCTTGTAATTCCCTTCTATGAGTGAAAACCTTTTTCCACTCTCTTGGAGGAGGCTTTCCATGTGTATTAAAACAGATGGTAGGAATTTTATATTCATCTGGAGCAAAATAATAATAAACAGTTTGTCTAGAACCACCGGGGTGTATTCTCCACAGTCCTTTATCTCTAACCTCAGGCCAATTATCTTCAGGTCCTTGATAGTCTAATCTAGGCTCCCAATGTACTCCCATTGGATTTTTAAATCCATTGTTCATTAAAAACTCTCTAGCCAACCATACTGTTTTAGGAAATCTTTCGTATTTTAAAAACTCTTGCATTGAGATGTCTGGTCCCTTGGCTAAGAGTTCGTGAAAATAAGGAAGCATGTGCGTGCCATAAAAATCTTGTGTTGCTTCTTCGAAATAAAGTTCATTTTTTCTAAAGTCTACAAGTCCAAGATTTTCCTTTTCCATTTTACCTTTAGCAAACCAATAGTCGTAAACTGCCTGAAGGTTTTTAAAATCTTCGTTTACTAGACTCTGTGTTATTCCTCTCAGTATCATCTAATAGTCCTCTTCATCTCCATAATCTATTTCTAGTTCTTCTTCTAGCTCAAGTTTTGTTCCACAAAAAACACAAAACTCTGCTTCATAATAATTTTCATCCATATCGTGTACAACCTTAAAACAGCCTTCACACGACATACATTCTAATATATTAGGTTTCGGCATCTATTTCTCCTACTTGCGAAATCTTAACGCCCGCTTTGTGTAGAAATTCTAGTCCGGATTTATCCCTATAATCATTACCCCAATAAACCTCAGATATGCCTGCTTGATAAATCAACTTAGAACATTCTAAACAAGGTGCGTGTGTCGTATATAGTAAAGCACCTTGCCCACTCTCTGTACTCCTAGCTAACTTAGCAATAGCATTTGTTTCTGCATGTAATACTTCTGGCTTCGTTACATTGTTTTCATCTTCACAGGCATTATCCCAGCCTGAAGGTGTGCCGTTGTAGCCTAGACTAATGGCTCTACCATCTTTCCATATGACACAACCCACTTGTAATCTTTTTGCTCTTGACAGTTTAGATACAGACTGTGCCATCTCATAAACTACAGCACTTAGTCTTTTATTCATGAAACTCCCCAAACATCCGACCAATCTCCGGACAATGCACCCCGTGCATAGTCTGTTGCTCTGTTCTCAAAGAAGTTTGTATGGGTCGGGGCGTTGATCATTTCCTCTACCCAAGGCAAAGGATTCTTTTTAACTTTAAAAATACCTCTCATACCTAAACTAATAAGACGTCTGTCTGCAATATAACGAATATACTTTTTAACTTCCTCGGGTGTCAATCCTTCCATAGGACCCATAGCAAATGCTAAATCAATAAACTTATCTTCAAGCTCTACCATCTTTTCTGCAATAGTGTAAATCTGAGACTTCAGTTTGTCATTCCAAATATCTAGATTTTCTTGTACATATTCTTTAAACAACTTAATCATGTTCTCAGCATGCTGTGTTTCATCAACGATAGACCATGTAATAATCTGTCCCATTCCTTTCATCTTGCCATGACGTGGAAAGTTTAACAACATAATGAATGATGAAAAGAGTTGCATGCCTTCCGTGAAGGCAGAGAAAGCGGCAATGTTAGTTGCAACAGATTCTCTTGTGCCATTGGCATTAGACAGATCAGTAAAGTAATCGTGCTTATCGCGCATAGCCTCATATTCAAGAAATTCATTGTAAGTAGACTCCGGCATTCCTAGTGTTTCAATTAAATGGCTATAGGCAGCAACATGTAGTGCTTCCCTTGCCGCAAATCCAGCAAGCATCATTCTTATTTCTGGTTGTGGGAAATAAGGTAAATAATTTGTTACATAGCCACCTGCAACATCAATATCTCCCTGTGTGAAAAAGCGAAAGATGTTTGTGAGGAAAGCCTGTTCCTCTTTTGTTAAACGATTCTTCCAATCCTTTACGTCTTCTCCCATAGGAACTTCGGTGTGTAGCCAATGAGACTGCTCGTGTTTTAGCCAAGCATCATAGGCCCATGGGTAATTGAAGGGCTTAAAATAAGTCCTTTCGTCTGTTAGTTTTAATTTTTTTGACATTATTCTTCTCTTAATTTTTAAATACCTTTTCTATTGCCCAATGACGTTCCACACACCAAAAACATATATTACAAGGTTCTGTTACATTAGGAGTAACACAACTCCAAGTCTCATCTAGAATAAAATTTTTGAGCCAATAGTCCTTTTGATCTTTGACGATTTGTAAAATATCGTCTTTATATAAATTTCTGAAGGGACATATTCCTATTAATTTCCCTCCTGTTTTTTGTTCAAACCCATCATACAATTCAAAGGTCCTAGGTTTTGTAGGAAAAAACAAAGGATCTATGTTAAAAGCATTAAAGTCATATGGGTTTTCTCCTGTCATTACAATATCAACTAGATGCCCGTCAAACAAACTTTGTACACCTCTAGCAACACATAACACATCGCTTTCATCAGTCTCAAAATATTCACCTACAATGACATTTTCTGTAGGAGCAAATCCATATCTATCGTGCATCCATTTAACCATTTTGTTAGCTCTGTCTGCAGAACCATCTGGTTTAGGTGCAGTAAGAGGTATTAATGTTTGTCCTCTTTCTTGACATTTTTTAGCTACCAAGTAGTAAAGTATTGTGCTATCAATACCACCTGATACCATAACACCTATTCTTTTATCTTTAGGGAAATCTATTTCCATTAATTTGTTCCTGTGTCTAAGTACCCTGCCTTTTCAAATGCCCATTGTCTTTCTGTACACCAATAACATTTATTACATCTACCTTCTTGTAGTTCTGTGCAACTATGTGTAATTGGCATAATAACGTCTGCAATGCCAATGTCAAATCCCAACTTAATAGTTTTATCTTTAGTGTGGTTTTCAAAAGGCCAAGCGACAAATTCTCTCATCCATTCTTCAGGTTCAAACCTGGGATGTGGATCCTCTTTTTCATGTCTTTGATGTACTTCATCATCAAAGGCCGTCATGCCGACAAACAAAAAGTCCACTAACCTGTCGTCCGCCGTCTCTCCAAATATATCCCAAGCACCATTAGTTACATAATCCCAAGGATTATTGGACAATTCTTTTCCTACAACTGTGGGCTCTTGATAACTTACCCCTAGTTTTTTGCTAAGTGTTTTTATAACATTCTGACTTGCTACTAAAGCACCATCTAATTTAGGGACAACAAAAGGTTCACAACTCATTCCCCTTTCAGTACATATTTTTTTAACCATATACCATAAACAAGCGCTGTCCCATCCACCGGAAACCATTACGCCAACTCTTTTATTTTCTTCAGGTATATATTTTTTTATATCATCCCAAACAATATCTTGCATACTATTAACCTTCGCACGCTAGGCATTCACCATCTGCTATTTGATTTAAATCAATCTCTTTAATAATTTCTCTTTCTATTCTTTTAGAAACTTTGTCTGCCTTACCAACTTTTTCTGAACGACAATAGTACAATGTTTTAAGTTCATTTTTCCAAGCAAGGAAGTGTACTGCGTGTAAATATTTTTTATGTACGTCAGGCCTAAAAAATAAATTTAAGGACTGTGCTTGATCTATATAAACTTGTCTATTGGAGGCATGCTCTACAACCCAGCGCTGATCAATTTCCATTGCTGTTTTGTATATAGCCTTCTCTTCATCTGTTAAACAATTTAAATGCTGTACAGATCCATCGTTAGCAATTATTGACGACCATATTTCGTCATAATCAAGTTTTTTGTTATCTTCAACCTTGTTTTTAATAAGAGAATCCAAATACTTATTTTTGTTGAGATAAGATCCAGATAACGTGTCCTGTCTGTAAGCATTCGCTCTAAAAGGTTCAATAGACGGCGAAGTGTTTCCCATGATAATACTGCTACTAGCATTGGGAGCGATAGCCATAACGTGACTAAATCTTCTTCCCGTGCCCTCCGCGTCAGGAGCCTCACCTCTTCCACTACCCAATTCAATGTTTGCTTCATCTAATTTACTCCTAATGTGCCTAAACATTCTAATATTAGCACCTACTGCTGCTGAGCTTTCCCATGCCATATTATTTTTTTGTAAATAGGCGTGGAATCCTAAAGCACCTACTCCAATGCTACGTTCACGCATTGCAGAGAACTTAGCCCTAGATACAACATCTGGTGCGTTGTTAATAAAAAATTCTAAAACATTGTCTAACATCTCAGCAACGTCAAGTAAAAACTGAGAGTTCTTACTCCAAGAGTCATAATGCTCTAGGTTAACTGAGGATAAACAACATACTGCTGTTCTGTCCTTGTCTGTAGGTAAAATAATTTCAGAACAAAGATTAGACTGATGAATTTTAAGTTTTAAATCCTTTTGAAACTGTGGCAAATATTTGTTGCTAGTATCAATAAAATGTATGTAGGGTTCTCCTGTCTCCATTCGCAATTCCAAAATCTTTTGCCAAAGAGCTCTAGCAGATACGGTATCTCGAATTTGTCCACTGTGTGGATCAACTAAATTCCAACCATCATCGGCAGTAGGATCTGTCATACATCTTTCAATGATCTCCATAAAACGATCAGATATATTAATACCGTGGTGTAAGTTTAGACATCGAACATTTTGATCGCCTGTGGGTTTCCTCATTTCGAGGAACATTATAACATCTGGATGACTAATATCAAGGTAAGTAGCATAACTGCCACGTCTAGTACGTCCTTGACGGTATGCGAGGCAGGATGCATCATATGTTTTAAGATGAGACATAACGCCAGTAGACTTATCATCAGATGATCTGATACCAAACCCGATACCAACACCACCACCCAACATGCTAAGCCAATTTGTTTCAGATAAGTTCTCAACTAATCCCTCCGCAGTATCATTGATATAATTTAAAAAACATGAGATAGGCATACCTTTCTTAGAGCGACCAAAGGATAGTATAGGAGTAGAATAAGAAAGCCAGTGTTTACTGGAGTACTCATATAGACGTTGTGCGTGTTCTTCATTGCTACCAAATGCCTTACTTACATAAGCAAAACGCTGTTGTGGGGTTGTTTCATCCTCTAACATGTAGCTTTCCCGCAGACGGTTGAGCCCTAACTTATCAAATAACTCATCTCTCGATGTGTCTATTTGTATTCCTAAATAATCCTCTTTTGCCATTTATGTTTTCTCTCTGTAGTCTTGATCAAGAACGCCCTCACCTGTATAGGAACGTATCTCAAAATGCTTGTTCTTATAATCTATGCCACAAAAGTCTTTATAATCTTCTATAGATCTAACTTTTCCCACACCATAGATTCCCTTTAACTTGCCAGTATATAATTCTTTTTGTCTTTCATTAGACTGTTTGTCCATTGTTTCTCTATCTATTTCAGGCTCTCGTTGCGAGTCAACATCACTGTCCCAATAACAAAATCTGTAATCCCTTGGATAATAATGCCTTGAGGGATTTCCTGACATGTGAAATATGTCGTAACCATTGGTCCAGGACCTCAATGCTAAACTTGGTTCCTCACCTATAAACAATAACTTCCCATCATAAGGAACTTCCTTACACCATTTACCTATAGTAAAAACTGTATTTGCACTAAACAAAAATCCTTTGATAAATGGAAATTTACTTTCGTACCATCTTCCCTGTGTTGAAAATTTATAATGGTCTGGTTTTTCTTCAAACTCTATCTGAGGTTTACCTATGTTACTTCCACCGTCCCAAATATCGCTCTCTCCACCTACTGTAAGTGCATTCATTGAATACATACCTGTTCTTAAATTTCTAGGTTTAGATGATTCGTATTTAATAGGATTGTTCCATATATCATGGTCCTCTGCTACCATACCAGGAGGATAGCAAGTTATCAAAGGCCTTTCGTGAAATAATAATAAATGACGAAGGTTATTAATATATATTAAATCCCAGTTATCTTCAAACCCTGTATGAGAATCAAACTGAGAATAAAACTCTTCGCCATTATACATTTCCTGTGTTTTTGCTCTAGCCCAACAACAACCCTGTGTTTCAAAGGGTGATATCAATTCATATTTTAATTGATTGTTGTCTAATAATTTTTTAAAAAACGGATGCTTTAAGTCTAAGGCTTCTCCTGGCATGGCTTGTTCAACCACACCAAAGACAAGATTATCTGGCTCAGCAGCATTAGCGTATGCCGTTTTAATTGTAAACGTTAGAAGAGGATCCCTATAACTAGCTAGGGCAACAAAAATTTTAGAGTTCATTAACTGCCTTTGCTACATCTGGAAAGTGTTGAGATAAAATGTCCCAGCATTTTTGAGCTACCAGACGATGCTCCTTTTGTGTTCCTTGTTCTGTTCTTAACATACAATAATGAATCCAGGAACGCAAATTTCCTGCCATATATAATGTGGTTTCCGTATTACCTTCAGGCAATACTGCACGAGCCTGTTCTTTAGCAATGCCGTTATCCAATGCCCACTTATAAACTTCCTGTGATTTATTAATAACTTCCCTTTGCCTCATATTCCATTCTTCGTAAAGACGCTCATGTTGAGTTTTATTACCACCTTTTCCAAAGTCCTCAGGCAAGTCTAAATCAATACTGTTTTGCCTATTCTTTTTATCTTGTAGTCTAGCTTCGCGATTTATAAAATTAGTTGATTCAGCATATCTTTGACTAAACTCCTGAAAACTAAAGCTACGGTGCCTAATAATCTGTCTACTAATGTCTCGGGTAGTCTTAATCTCCATGGTGACAGAAACCATCTCAAAAGGGCTCCAATGAGCATTTTTGATTAGGTATTTTAGCAATTTAGGTGACGTTTCAGCATTGTTTTGATTGCCAGGGTTACTTACACGGGCGGCGTAAGAAATAAGTTCATTAGCACTATGACAACCCGTTGCCGCTGAAGGTTGTGTGATCCCTACTAAATTCACATTCATTAACATTTTCTCCATTGTGTGAAATTTAATTTTGCTCTCAAACCTGAGAATGTATTTTTACTTATTATAGAGGTTATTTCTGCTATTGTCAAACCAGATAATACCATATCGTTTATGTCCTTTTCCTCTATTGTATCAGGCCAAAGACAAACGTTTTCACCTGCATTAATTGATTTTTCTATTAACCTACAGATCTCTAGATTACGTGGCTGATTATCAAATATAATCGTGTAATCCTTTAATCCCAAATCAGAAACTCTGTTAAATGCTGATCCACTAGCAGCGATAGAGTTATCCAAAAAGAGACTATCAATAGGTCCTTCAACTACCATGACAGTTTTACTATCATCAATATCTTCCATACCAAAGATAGTAGGAGCATCCTCATCTATCTTTAAATTTATATATCTTAAGTTTTCGCCCCTTATACCTCGCATTGCCATACCTGTTAATTTACCTTGACTATTAATAAAGGGCAATATAAGTCTCGGTTGAGCTACAGTTAGACTGCTAGTGTATTTAGTATTTAATTGTGCTGCTTTTCGTATGTCGTCTAAAAAATATAACCTATTATATGTATGTTCTGGAATAGCTCTCGATTTAACATATTGGATAACTTCATGATCTTCTGGTAATGTATCTAGTCTATCCATTAATTCATCTAATAGGGTTTTTGGGCGAACTTTAGGCTCCTTAAAAGTGAGGTTAAAGTCAGGAGTTTTATTCGCCCGATTACCCGCAATACCTTCTGAATATCTTTCAAGTGTGTATTGTTTATGTAGCTCTCCGTCTAACAATTCTAGGAGACCTCCGAAAGTTTTACCCGCACCACAGTTATGACATTTATAGAACATGTCATTCTTAACCTTGTACAGGTATCCGCGTGCTTTGTTTTTCTTTGTGGAACTATCACCACAGATAGGACATCTGAAGTTGAAAAGATACTGATCCTTTCGCTTGTAACGTTCTAAGCGAAAGGCAACCATATTAATATATTTTAAATCGACGTATAAAGACATAAAAAAAGCACGTAGAAAATTTCTATGTGCTTATTATAAGATAGTGTTCTTAGTTTGTCAAGTGCTATGAAATACCATTTCTAAAAGAAATGGTGCTAATCCGCCCATAAGGACAAGACCGCCAACAATAATCCAACGCCACTTTTCTAGACTAGCAATTCTTTGATCCTGCTCTTTGGATTTGTCCTTAATGTCCTGTCTTAGATTCTCGATACTTGATAATACCTTGTCGATATCTTTACCCATTTCTTCTCTGATTTCCCTTGATGAAGTAGTTAAACGAGAATGCAGTTCTCTGATATCGGTTTGGTGTTCTTTCCTATGTTCCTCTATCTGACTCTGCAAGTGCTCTGTTTCCTCTTCTGCTGTTGAAAGCCTAGAAGCATGTACAGCTAAAATTTGGCTTACGTTATTTGATACATCTGTAATCTTATCTAAAGTAATTTCTAATTTTGTAAACAACGCGCTCATTTGAGCAACATCGTTTTTAACCAGAGCTACTTCTGTTTCTAAAGATTTAACGGATGCCATTTTTCTTCTTCCGTCTTCGTATCATCGGTTGAAGTACAGGATCTCTTCCAGGTTCTCCTTTAGGACCTATGCCTATTCCGTGGATTGCTCCTCCACCTACGGCATTAGCTGCAACTTCTTCCATATTAAAATTCTTAAATGATACTAAATTTTGTTCTAATAATTTGGCTTCCATCGCAACATTAGAATCTTGTTCATAAACTTCTAATAGTGTCTCAATATCAAAGTCATCATCTTCTTCTTTGTACTCTCTAAGTATAGCAAGAGCGGCAGCAAATGTCAATAGTCTTTTAGCATTTCTGTCAGGTGATTTTACCAAAGCTCTTTGCACTTTAAATACAAATCTATTTAAAAACGAATATGCATCTAACTCCTGTGTTGTCTGAGGATTTTTTATCTTCTTGCCATCCTTGTCAATGATACCCATTCTGAAAGCATCAGACTGTTCAATAGGTGTTGCAAGCATTTTTAAAATTCTATACGCAACTAATGTATCAACAAATCTAGACATTAAATTTTTCTCAGTACCTTAATTAAATCCTCATTTAGAGGAATATCCGTTTCTCTTATTCCCTTAGAAACTACAGTCTCCAAAGGCATTCGTTGTAAGAATACTAGATATGTTTTTAAATCAGACCAATATTCTTGCTCTAATTTATAAAATAACATATCAGTAGCACCTCTACCAAACACATTATATAAAACAACCAAATGATTAATAACTAATCTTTCGTTTACTTCTCCTGTTTTCCTGTAGCGATTTAAAAGACGTTTTATATACTTAAATCTTTTTAAATCATCTTCAAGTTCTGAGATACCCATGCAGCCAGGATTGCTATAATGTTTTGCTGCATATAATAAAAAGTTATTTTCATTCAATTCGATCATTTTATATTAAACCCTAAGAAACAGTAGCAGTACCTCCTATAACGTACCACTTGCTATTATTATATAGTAGGGTTACAGAGTGTCCTACAGATGAAAATGCTATATCGTTAGCCAGTGTAGCACCCTGAAGTGTAATTGTGTGTCCCCCTAAGTTAGAGACCATAACGATAATTTTAATTTGTCCATCAACGCCAGTAGCCATTGTCATATTACCTGCACTATCAATATCACTAAGATATGTTATGTTGTACAAGCTACTAATTTCGCCTCTAGCTGTTTTGGTTTCACTATCTCCGATACGAATTTTATCATTAAATGTTACAGACGTAGAAACATCTGCAAACAAATTAGCAACAGTAAGTTTTTTACTTGTGCTACCTTGTACAAGATAAAGCGTATCAGCACCGGCAGCTGATGTAGCTGCCGTTAATTCTGATAATTTAGAATCTGCCATTAAATACTCCTAAGTTAAAAGTATTTATTAGGCGTCTGGGAAGTCAGCGTCGTCGTCTGCTCCACCGGCCGCTTCATATTCGGTATCGGTGAAAGGATCAGCCATAGCCACTAACGTCTCATAAATGAATCTACCATTGCCTAAGTCTTTTTTGTAGACCCAACCAGGCTGTGCAATACCAGGTGTGGCTGCAACTTCTGCTTCGTCTACCATAAAGATATCGGCGGCATCAATACCTGTAATAACAGGTTTTACGGTTTTACTCCATGCGGACATTTTTTATTCTCCTTTGCTTTTAATAATTTGATTGAGTAATTTGTATGCTTCTGAGCGAGTCATATTTTGGATTTTCTCTTTTGATAAATCAGAGTGTTTAATATACTCTCTTAGCGTATTAATATCCAAATATGTTTCTTCTTTTTTAACAGGTGCCATACCTTTTTGTGCACCTGGCCTGCTCATGTCTCTTTTAGCTGCCGCAGCTGCTCTTTTCTCCGCATCTGCATCTTTAGCTTTTAATTTCTGTGCAGCTAATCTAATAAGTTCTAAACGCTTAGCTTTTTGCTCAGGTGTCATTTCTTCATTCCTCTCTAAAGCCTTCTTAGCTTTATCTCTGTATCCTTGAGCATGACCATATGGTAATTTTTTAATGTCATGACCATCCTTTTTAGCAAGCTCACCTGCATGCTGTTGGATATTCCAACCATGACTGTTAGGTGTCATAGACTCATTTGCTTGTCTTAAAGCCTTCTTGGCAGCTGGATGATTGGAAAGTCCTTTCTTGATCTTTTCCATTTTCTTAGCGGCACCGGTGTAGTCTCCACCTTTATGTCTAGGATCGTTAGCAATGCCTTTAGCCATTCTAATTTGCTTGGCTGTAATATATTCATCTAACTGATTTTCTTCTACTTCTTCTTTAGTAGGTTTAGGACCAGGAATTCTATCTCCTAGTTTCTTTTTCATATGTTGATATTCTTTATTAGCTGCAAAGTCTTTTGCTGTAGGCTTAGAAGTAGGCTTACCATCTGCTCCCATGAAGCCAGGAATCATTTTAGCTTCTTCTACACTTTCTCCCTGTACACCAGGAAACTTTTCTTTGTTCTTATTTTTTAATCTATCTCTAGCTGCATTTGCATCTTTGTTAGGAATTCTAAAACCGCCTGTATCATGAGACTCTTTGTCTTTAGACATAGCGCCACCTGTAGACTCATCAACGCCCTTTTTCTCATCATCAGAAACGTGCATATTGTCTACAGTATTAAAAAATTTCTTTTTCTTATCTGCAGGCAAGTCTCTAATACTAGACACTCCAAACTTCTTAAGTGCTGCGTTAAATTTTTCTTTGTAGTCTTCATTCATCTTAATGATGCTTTCATCTACTTCCTGTTTTTCTTTTTCTTTTCTGAGGGACTTGGCAAAGCTTTTCATTTTCTCAGACTTACTTTTCCTTCCCAATTTTTGGGCTCTCTTTTCGTCTTTAATTCTCTGCTCTTCACCGTCAACGATTTCTACACCGTCAACCACCCTCTCATCTAGTTGATTCACGATTTGCTCCTCTGTTTGATATCTAGCTCTCTGAGTATGTTGCTTTGCTCTATTAAAAACAGTATCGTCACCAAAGACTATGAACATTAATTTGTCCATATAATCTTTGATAACTTCTCTTTCGTTGGGTAGTAATGCACCACCCATCTTTACTCTAGCAATTGCTTTTTTAAGAATAGGAAGTTTCTGAGCGGGCATTAAACCCTGCCTCACTAACATTTCCATTCTTTTACTCTGATCTGCCATTGTTAATTACCTTTGAATTACAATGGTATTTATAAGAAATGAACATTGAATTAAAAAAAGATTAAATCTTTTTTAGCCGATGCCGACTTTACCGTAGCTCTTAACCTTTTTAGGTTTCTTTGGCTTAGGTATTTTTGCCTTTTTAGATTTTTGTGAACTGCTCTTTATAGGTTTTGCAGGTTTATATTTCTTAGACACTTGTGCCTTTTTAGATCCCCTGCTCTTCATTCTAGCTATTTCCATTTTACGCATGTTGGGTAACATTTTAACAGCTAATCTTGAAACAAGAGGTGCAAATCTTTTTACCATTGTTTCAAGTCTTGATCTTTCTGCAGGTGGTAAGTTGGCTCTGTTTCTACCTCGTAATAGTCTTTTGTAGACCATACCACGAGCTCCACGAACAGCTCTTTTCTTTAATCTTTCGGGTGAAGAACCTCTACGTAGGGCAATTTGTCTTGCTACTTTTAATTTTTGTCTGTTACGTCTAGCAGAGAAACGTCTTTTTAATCTTCCTTGTACCGATAAAACTTCTGTTATATTAATATCGCTATGATAATCTGTTATATCCTCAAGCTCATCGTCATCATATAGATGTAATGATAAGGCATCTTCCCATGTAAAATTTTCTGCTTCTGCTTCTAATGACTTAATATCTTCGTCAGTTAAAGTGTCTGCTTCTGCCTCGTTTTGTTTTCTGTACTCGTGTTTAGAGTTATCCTTTTCAGTTTCAACTTCTATATCCTCACAACCACAATTTTCTTTAACTTGAATAGGAGTATTAATTGGCTTAATTAGTTCTGTCTTTTTAGCCTTTTCCTCTCCAGGTGTGAGCTTTTTAAAATACTCTGTACCCTTATCTGTACCCCACTCCATGCCTCCTGGTGTAGGATCGTACTCGGCGTCTTCTTTAAGTTTGTCTAAAATCTTTTGTCTAATATTAGGCTTTAAGTCTTTAAAATGAAATAAGTTTACGCTTTTCTCAGTGTGCTTCTCACCTGTCATTACTTGACCGTCGTGTGCGTGTTGTGGACCTTTCCACTCTTTACCGTCTTGTGTATAGTGTCCGTCTGTTTTCCAAGAATGCTCTTTGCCTTCGTTATGCGACTCTTTCTTTCTTTTAGATGCAAGATAAGCAGCAACTGCCATACTTCTACGTTTAGACTTGCCTTTGCCTTTAAATTGAGGGGCGTCAGACTTTTTAAAATCGTCGATGTAGTCGCCTATGCTGTTTTTATCAGCATTTAATTTCTCAGTCAGATCCGTCATCTTGGAGTCTCTCTCTTAATTCCTCTGTTCTAGATTGTTCACTTACAGGTACAGCCTGCTTCTCATAGTAAACAATCAGTGCTGTCTGTTGTTCTATAAAACGTCTAAGTTCTGCCATGTTTAAAGATAAATTCTCATACCCAGGAACACTTATAGCAAAGAATACAAAGTCTCCGTTATCCTTTACAAATTTTTCTTTAAACTCTTCAAAGTTCTCTTCTGTAACAGCATAGAAGTACAACTGGTTTAAGTTTAAACCTTTTGGACGTGCCTGTATAGGTATTGTCCTTTCTACTGTTTGTATTTGTGTTATAACTTTAGGCTCTGGGCGCAATGTAGAACAGCCCTGTAAAACCAATCCTAAACTAAGGATTAGAAGTAATGCCTTGTAGCTCTTCTCGTAATTTTTCACTTGCATTGTTTACTCTGTTTTCAATTAAACCTGGTTTCTGTAATGTCAATACGGTTAAGTTATGACGTCTCAATTTACCAATCAACTCATCTTGGTACACTTCTGCCTGTTGTAATTCAGATTGAAGTTCTGCCATTTTTACTTGATTGGCTGCGTTTTCCTGTTGTAAGATTTCAAATGCTTCTCGGTTTGCTTCTGCTGCTACCTCAAGTTTAGCATTATTTTCTCTTAATTGTTCTATTCTTGCTTGGGTGTCTTTGTAGTACAGATAACCTGCACCAAAGAAGCCAACAAGCATTAATAATGGTAATAACCTAAATATCATATTAGCAATTCCATCTTCTTCTTGCTGCTTTACCTCTTTCCCCTGTCCAGCTACGTGATCTAGCACAGAAAGATTTACGTCTTTTTGCCGCTTTGCTACCAGGTTTGAGTTTGCTAGGAGGAGTAGTAACAGCAGTTTGTAGTTTACTTCCTGGATTTTGACGTCTATATTTTTCAACGCCTTTTTGTGTCAGGCCGGCACCATCTTCAGTGGGACGTTTATGACCGCCTTTTTGGGTCATGCCTTCCATACCCTTATCTTCTTTCACGTAATGGTGAGAGGTTTTGCCTGTTTTTGTATTGCGCAATTCAACATGACGACCCACTTTGACATCTGTTAATGCTTCATGCGTCCCGTCTTTAAATTTTTGTTGTAGCTGTTTAACCGTCATGTCCTTGCCGGCTTCTTCCTTGACGCAATTATTTACACGAACACCGCCTTTCATCTTGGTGCCCTTCTTCTTATACCCGTCCCAACACTTAGGATCAAGTCTCTGTTTTTCTTCAAAAAACTCTATAAAACTTAACATAGGTTATTTCCCTTGTTTCATTGTATTTATAATATTTCTAAGTTCTTCTATCTCATCTTTTAGTTCTGTAGCACCGCCAGGAGCTACAGGTGGGTGAGACCACTCTTCCAATTTATCTATACGTTTTGCTAATAGGGGATATTGACGACGCCATTTCTCTTCTTGTTTGAGAATAGCTAAGTCATATTTTTCAGACAGATAGTCTAGGTACTTGTTGATTTTATCTTGGGACCAAATACCTACTTTTGTTCCCAAAAACCATTGACCTGCTGATGAACTTATAATGCCAGAGACGACTGCTCTAACTAGAAACCACCACATTGTTTTCCTCCACTAAGAATTTACTGAAGGACATTTTTAAATCGGAATCTTCATGCAATCCCATTCCATGCCTTGTTGCTTGGAATAGTTTTTTAGCGTGCATATCAGATGCCCTGGGGTGCAACCCAGACTTGAAACTTTTATAATCATTATTTCCGGCATGTGTTCTCATTTTAGTCCCACTAATGCCTGCTACTCCATCTGCATCTGGATCTCTCTGTCCTGCAGATACTACTTTCAAATGTTTGAAGTGATACTCACCATTAGGTCCGTTGTACTTATCAGCTAGTCTTTGAAACTCTGATACTCTATCCGAACCCGCTACCATAGTTACATGCGTATGTCCTTCTTGATGCATTTTTTTAAGATGTGCTAAGAAATGAGGATGTTCTCTACTACTTGCCTCAAACTTAACACCCGTATGAATGTGCTTTAAGTAATTAATTTTTTGATGTGCCTGTAAAGGATTTTTATTTTTATCAAAAGAATGGCTAACAATAACTCTGTGATCTGCGCCATGTTGCTTTGCTAACTGATGTACTTTATCAATTAGTTTGCTGTGCCCCGCAGTAGGAGGATTTAACCTACCAAATGCGAACACAATATGTTTATCTTTTTGCATCTAAAATACCTTTACTAAATTGTAACCCACAGGAGCGACTGTTTTAATTTCATGTTTTTGTCCCTGTGTGTCTGTAAACTTAAAATGTGTAGGGGTAATTTTTGTTAGCTTTTTGACACGATATGTCTTTGGCGAACTTGTCTCTAACCTACTACCATCAGGCAATACTTTTGTATCACCTATATGAAAAATGGTTAACTCCCATTCTTCTTTAATTAATTTTAACCACCAGTGCTTTAACTTCGTCATTTACTTACCTTTTTTTAATTCGTCTCCTCTAGCAAAGTTGGCAGCACTAAACTCATGTCGTGCTACAAACTTAGAAGGGCGTCCATTTCTGTGTACAACATAACCTTCTGGTTTTGTGGGCAACCCACCAATTTCATGTCCAACCTCTGAATGGGATGCTAAGGCATTTGTTAATACGTTTTTGGCATTTTGTAAATGCTTGTGCATTTGTAGAACGCTAGTAATATGTTCTTTGCTTTTACTAGCATGTGCAATGGCATTATCTCGGGTTGCTGTGTGTCTTGCCTTAGCAGCAGGCGATTTAACTCCTGCTATCTTTTTATCATGATGTGCTGTATAATGTTTTATGAAATCATCATGATTGGGTTCACTACCATCGCGAACAGTTTGATTGATATACGTCTTAATGTGTTCTGCATGCTTGCCAACGTGTGCGTGTGCTTCTTTTTTGGTTTTCTTAAACACTTCTGTGGCTGCTGCCATATGTTTTTTGTACTCTGACTGCTGTTCCTGTGTATAAGCAACTTTGCTTAAATCGTGTTGAACACTTAGATTGTGTACATCAGGGTGATCATTAAGTTCAATGTCTGCACCATGAACAGCTTTCATATCTGCAAAGTTTTTGCCTTCGTATTTTGTATGTACTGCAATACCTATTTGAGAGTTCATAGCCTTTTGTGCATGTTCCGAGCTAGAATCGTGGTGGTAGGTAATTGTGTTCGGTGTGTAATGTACACGAGTGCCATCGTGTCGAACATCACCTTTTGTGTGCATAATGTCTGCTTGATAAACACCCTCACCTGAGTGAACTTTAGGTAAGTGTGCTAGTGCAGCCTTTAATTTTTGTGTTAACCCTGGGGAATGGCCGTGGTTCTTATCGATGTCCTCAGGTGTATAATTAATTTTAGGTTTCTTGTTGAACACAGATTTAGATCCTACAAAAAATTTACCTGTGTCGGGATGCTTACCAAAAACGACTGATGGACTACCATCATACTTCACAGTAATTTTGGTGTCATTTTGTCCGCCTAGCAACTTGTTATGTACATCGTTCAAATTGTGGAAGGCGTGGGCAAACCCTTGTTCGCCTCCGTGTATGACGTGATCCTCTACATGCTCCAAGTGCTTGAGCTTGTCTTCTTCTGTCTGTTCTGTAATGTGTTTCTTGAATGAGAGCATTTCTTTAGTCCGTTTCTTCATTTTATACCATTATTATAGCACAAAATGAGCCTTTTGTCAAGCATTATTTTGACTTATTTCCCCTATGGGAATCAAGTATTTATAAGATCTAAAGAAAGATAAGGGCTCTTTCGAGCCCTAGTTGGTTAGGAATTAGTTACAAACAATAGTGCCTGTGCCATCATCCTGACAAGTAATTGGAGTTGCTAGATCTGCGCTAATTTGATTAATCGTTGCCTGTAAGCTGGCAATGATTGTAGCGTAGTTAGACTGTCCCGACAAGTTAGTTGCATTAGCGTCACCCAACGTGGTAGTTAGAGTAGCAGCATTGGTAGTTTGAATGCTATCCAACAAAGTATTGTACCCTGTTGAAATATCAACCATGCCAGTCATGCCGGCTGTACCAAGTGCCTCCATTCCATCCATACCCCATTTACTAACATCTACAATTCCAGTCATACCTGCAGTTGAAATGTTTTGTGAAGTTTGGAATCCGGTTGTTGCAACACTGTCAACAGTGGCAAAACCTAAGCCTGCAACGTTGGTGGTGGCGTCAAAGCCAGCACCTGCAATACTATCAGCAGTGCCAAGTCCCGCAATACCTAAGTCAACTGTTTGTTGTCCTGCGGTATTAAGAGCAGTAAATCCTGCAATCGCAAGATCAGCACTAGCTGTAGAAGCAGTAGACCATTGTGATCCTAGACCAACAACCATGTCCTGCTGTCCCAATTGAATAGCTTGATTCGAAGCAAAACTTGCCATTTGAATTTCCTTGCTATTATTAGATTGAGCTTTAGCTAAGTCCGTTTGCAACCAGATGCTACCTAATGTAGTGGCTCCAGGTACTAAGACGCTGGCCCACTTTAAGGCATCTGACTCAACATATTGGGGAACTACAGACCTGTCTTGAGTAAGCGCAATAGCCATAACCGCGGCTGATGCTGCCCCTTGATCTCCACTACTTGCTATTTTTGATAACGCCTCATATTTAGCGGCGCTTGCTAAAGCATTAGCTTCTGCTGTTTTCCTGATAGCCTCGTAATACTCGGTACCCGTGGAAGCACAGCCCACCATGCCTAACAAGCCAGTCGCCATTAAGGCAATAGCTAGTTTTTTCATAAGTCTCTCCCTGATATATATATCAAGCACACTATACATGTGTGCTTTATTATTTATAACAATCTAACAAAAGGAAAGTTTATTTTGTTAGAAACTGTACCCCTTAACTGTTCCAAATTTGGAACAGGTTTAGAGTATTTAATTAGCATATTTTCGTTATCATACTCTAATATGCCCTCTACACCCACATCAACAACAGCTTTTCTACCACCTCGGTGTAGTCCTAAGGTAATACCAACATTGTTTCTTGTAGAAACCTGTTCTAAACGTTGATGAAATTCTCTATCTCCTGTATGATATCCCGTAAAGGACTCATCATAACCACCGGCTTCCCAATAGGTATCTCGATGTACAATAAATGTATTCAAATGTCCTGGGAATTGAAAAAATTGTTTCTTAGCATAACTATACATATTGAAGAAGTATGCTCTGCCTTTAGAATAAGTTATTCTTCTTAACTGCCCAACATCACCTGGATTTAATGTCATGTCCATATCTAAAAAAGCAATAACATCTGTTGGTGCGTACTTGGCTGCTAAATTTCTACAACCATGAGAATTAAATCCTAGATCTCTTGTTACTCTCCAAAGCTGTATATCAACACCGTATGGAAAATAAACATCTTTAAGTATATCATGTGCTGGATATTTTACAGAATAATCATCTGTAATAAAAATTTCTACTCCAGGAGGATAATCCTCCCAGAGACTTATTTGTTTTTCTAGTAACTCAGGTTCTTCAAAGTAAGAATAGGCTATAGTTAGCCTAGGTGGCATCTTATCTTTGTTCTCAAATTTCCCCTGAGATTCCAGCCATGTCTTCTCGAACATCTAACTTTGTTAAGTCCTCTGTGGGGAAATCAATAGTTCCGCCATTTTGTAATTGAAAGTTTTCGCCATGTGTTAGATTGTTATTGTCAAACAAATCAAATCCAACATAGGTTTCAACAATCCCCATTTGAATCTTACCTTCAAGGATGTGCATGAACTTAGTTACTGCCTCGCCCACGTCTGCCCAAGTGGGCTCCTCTTCAAACCTAGCAATAATATATTCGTTACCACCAACAACACGCCACATCGGAATATCCGACGTGCCAATGTTATTCCATAACTTAGTGCATGCTACTAGCTTTAGCATTATAAAACTCCGGATGTTTTTTAATTTCTTCTAAGTTCACATTGTACTGAGTTGCTAGTTTTGATGCCGTATCTTTCCAATAGGCTCTAAAACTAGGATCTAAAGCCCTCTTACTAGCCATAATACAATTAGCTATTTTTCTTTGTACTGTTTCTTTGCTCATTTTTTTCACCTTTTCCAATTTCATTTAATCGATCGGCACATTTCCTCAATGTTTGAGATATTGTGCCATTTACATTACCAAATTCAATTTCAACTTTGCGAGCTATATTATGTAGTTCCGTTACATGCTCGGTAAACCTATGCAAAGTTTACCCTCTTCTTCAAAGTCTCAATTTGAGCTTGCCTATTTTCTTCCCAAGTCTTTTCGGAACGCTCTTGTCCCTTTTTGTTTTTCTTTGGGAAAAACTTTGCGCTCTCTAATCTTTCAAGAGCTCCTAACCTTCTTTCTCTAACCTTATACTGCTTCATCTGCTACCCTCTTTCTTAAACTTGTGCTACTAAAGGAATGCTTTCTAGAATTATAAACCATTTCTATAGGAAGTTCTTTTCCTGTAAACTCTTTGTCTCTATACTCCTCACCTATAATTCTAACATCAATAGGTAAAGTCAAAAGCAAATCAATTAAATCTCGTTCTGTATTATATATGACAATTTCGTCGATATATTTTACAGCTGCCAATTGAATTTGCCTTTCTACAATAGATTGTACTGGACGATTTTTCTCTGGACGATCTAACGTGGGATCGTTTTGTAGTCCAACAATCAAGTAATCACAATTTCGTTTAGCTTCTTCAAGCATTGTGATGTGTCCTGCATGCAACAAATCAAATGTGCTACAGGTAAACCCTATACGTTGGCTTTTTTTAAAAGCCTCAGAGTAATTTAATTTCATCTTTGTCTCTCAACATTTCATCTGCCCAGCTGAAGATTGTTTCATCAATAAAATCATACCACCCATCATCTTCAAAAGAGTCATATTCTTTTAGCGGGGTGCCTACTTCTTCTGCTCTTTTTCTAAAGAACCAATCACCATCGGCTTCTTCATAATCTTCTTCACCGTTAGCAAATACCCATGTACCTATAAAGTTATAAAACTCGTCGGTGTAATTCATACGAAGTTTAACGTCTGCATCTAACATGCTTAGTTCTTTAGCTAATTGTCTCATGAAAGCTACCGGCGGGCCCCATGCTGAAACAACATAAGCATAGTCATCACCTTGATAATCATCTAGGTTTGCCCACTTTGGACCAACGTACTCTTCCATGTATTCCCGCGAAGCCCATTCACCATCCCATTCAGGAAGGATAGAAGAAAATTCTAATCCGCACTCATTCAAATCCGTTACCGATTGAAAGGCTTCAATAAATTTTTTCCTTGCACTTTTGTTGCTAGAGACTAGCGAAATATCATTGTAGACGTTGTTTGCCATAGGTACACTCCATTAGATTAAAAAACATTATAACACCATAAAAAAATAAAATCAACTACAAGATGACCATTTATGTTTTAATAAAATTGATAACGGGACGAATAAAGATATCCTTCTCGTAATCTTTTGGGTCATCGTGGTGCTTAGCATGATTGCCGTCGCCCATTGTCATTATATTGACAAAAGTTGAATCTATAGGTTTGCCGTTGTCATGTGCATTGATCAAAGACATCTGTCCTAGTATAGTGTAAGAAGTTGGAAAAAGCCAACCATATACTAAACCATTAAAACCAAATAACATATAACAAGATAGTGCATAAAATAAAATAATAAAATAAATGTACTTGTGAATGGCTGTATGCCAACTGTCTTTAGCTAGTCTACCTGCAGGCAATGAAAGAGCTGGCTGTGCTTTATAATTGTGAAATAGAAAGAACATAGATTTCCAACCTAAATAGCTAGGGCTATGAATATCATATTCTGTATCAGAGTGTTTGTGGTGATGGTAATGGCTTGCAGCCCATCTCAATGGACTAATCCACGTACCAAGTATAGCTAGTATAGATAGGATCTTTTCATTTGTTCGTGTCGTTTTAAATGCTCTGTGTGCAAAGTACCTATGATTGCCTATTGTAAAACCAACACTACAAAAAAGATATGTTATGAGAACAGAAGTTGCTACTCCTGCAATGTTATGATCGTGCGTGAATAAAAGATAAAAGGAATACGGAACAATGACAAACTGTGCAAAGGTAAGTGCAGCATTATGCCATCCTACCATATGCTTCCAATTTAATTTAGACTTTGTTTGCATTCAAATATTCCAAAAGTTCTGCTTCATGTTTACCGCCATATAAAACGTGCTGTGGCGTATAATTAATATTTATTAGATCTGGATGAGGACGCATAGGCACTACTTTCCTACCCCTGTGCCATACATATTGATCAAAATAATCGGGGGTTACATTATTTAATCTCATATACTTGAGAAATATTTTGTAATTGTACTTATTAAAGGCCATAATATAACCTTTGTACTCTTTTATGTATAACTCCCAAAATTTTGAGGTACAATATTGTAGGAAATCATAGTTATGCCTATTCCTATATTTGGGCATTGTGTAACCACGTGTTCCAAAAATCATATACTCTGTATCATGTAATCTGCAAGAGCCTTGTCCTGCTACTATTCGATCACCATCTTTACAGACAATATATACCCCACCCTTGTCCTGATCAAATGTCTTATCAACTATAACTTTGTATAGAAAAGACGCCTGGTTGTTGTGCCAACCTTTTGTTTCAAATGCTAGACTACCTTCCAGCCCATCTGACCTAGCATCATCGCAAAATTGTTTTATGATATCAATATCAGTCTTACTGTCTATTGTATCAAATAACCTGGAGCTCTTGTCTTTCAAAATCAAATTTGCTCTTAACCTTACTGATAGTTGCTATAATTGCTCTAGTATCTTGAAAGAACTTCATCAAAGAACCTCTAGCACAATCATACATATAGATTTCCTTTTCTGTAAGGCAGTATTTAATGTTGCCATTACAATGCTCTCTATACAAATCGACATTAGCTATGATGTCCTCAGAACCAAATAATTGATCTGTATATTCAAAACAACCTGCACCTTTTTTAGACAATGCAAGTATTCTGTTAAAAGGAATAATTTGTTTCAAGGTTTGTTGAAGCTCATAAAAAGCGACTAAGTTTCTTCGACTACCTTCTACATACCCTGCATCAAAAAACTCTCCGTTGTCTAAAGCATTCTCCAATGTTGTTGGTTTACCATCTAAGAACATTGGATTGTGTTTTAGTCCAATTACATCTGGTTGATGTTTGTGCAATAGGAGCATCAATTTCTGAATACCCCCTTCGAAGAAATAATCATCTGCATCTATAGGTATAAGCCAGTCATGAGGTGAGTCTGTAGAGAACCAATCTAAAACTGTCTGTTTACCTCTGCCAGGTGTGCCATTAGATACAGTAGTAAAATAATGTGCGTTATGCTTTCTAGCCACAAGTCTTGCCTGTGTAGGATAACCTTCGTCTTGTGTATTACAAATAACGACTTTATCAATGTCCTCAGGAACAGAGGCAAGGCATCTATCTAGTTTCTCAGCGTCCCACGATGTAAGGGCTGCTACTACTGCTCGCATAAACGTAATGCCTCAAGCATATCGTTCCAATGTGCCACCTGCTCTAGTTCTTTTTCTACAGCTTCGGCAAAGTCCGTATGCTCTGGAATTGCTCTAGGATTTTCTAAAAGAATTTGCACATTGAGTTTATGTTTATCAATTTGTGCAGTGAAATGTTTTTGTAAAACTTCGGTTGGTGTTACCATAATATTCTCCATTAAATAAGTGGTGCCGGATGCAAGAATCGAACTCGCGACCTTCTCATTACAAGTGAGCTGCTCTACCTGCTGAGCTAATCCGGCGGCTCTCGATATTTATACACTCAACAAAAGTGGGCCTTTTGTAAGTCTTGCCCAGGACTTTCTCATTACAAAGAAATGCTTACTTAAATAAAGTAGCACCTGCTACAGAATAAGCTGCAGCGATCATTGCTCGGCTTGGGGTACCGAGGCGATAGACAGTTTTACCTGTCTTGCTCACGTTGGTGTAAACAGGAAAACCTGCTTCTCGAAGTTCTGCAATTCGAGCACCTACTGAACGAACTCCAAACATTCTTTCAGCCTGAGCCTCAGAAAGACTCTGCCCTGAAGACAAGAAGTTAAGGATCTTCTTGGTTTGGTTTGTAGATACAGTCTTAGTCATAATATACTCCTATTAGTTAGACGTTTCATTTACTACAGTTGTCGAACCAGAAACTGCTGGGGCAGTATTAACTACCTTTACAGTTTTAGGAACGTTACGATGAATGACTTTCAAAAGAGCATCCTTAGTTTGAGCGCTGCCAATATCGGCATTGTCCAAAAGATACTTAGCTGCATCTTTTTTAGTCATTGCTGAAGGTAACTCGAGAAAAAAGTGTTCCGAGTTATCTTTCAGTTTCTTAATACGGGAAACCATGTCGTTGCCAAAACGTGCCTTAGTAACACCGTTTGACGTAACAGAATAACCCGCAAATTTAAAAGTTTGATTAGACATAATGTATTTCTCCTAACAATTTACCCTACTATTATAGCACCACTAATTGAGAAAGTCAAGCAAAAGATGACCAAAATGATCAATTCTATGCTGCCTCCAGTTCTTTTTGTAGTTGCTCGCCAGTGAACCACCCTTTGGCAGTTTTGAATTCACACTTATAATCTGAGCGTTCGCTCTGTGAGAGAGGAATCCATGACTCACTCTTAGCGAGAATTTCACGGCGCATGTAACCATGCTCGTCATTGTTGGTAAAACGCTGGCAAATCCAACGATCCATTTTCCAGACAAACTCGGTTACAGTATCCCAATCCTCGCATTCACGAGCATCGTCCTCAACGATCTCCCAACCTAGGATATACTCCTCGGAAGCCTCGTTACGGTACTCAATGAGATCCGTCAGAGTAGGAATGCCCTCCTGAGCAATCTTGTTGATCTGAGCAGTGCTCAAATTACGAACAACATAGGTGTCGCCACCCTTGAACTTCCAATACTGAGGGCACTCGCCCTTACCGTCCCAATCATGGGCACCGTAATTTTCTTTGTATTGGGTCCAAATAACTAACTTCGACATAACCACTTCCTCACTTTGTATACCACTATTATAGAGCCTTTTATACCATTTGTCAAGCATTTTTTCACATTTTTTTGAATTTTTTTTTCGTTATATAAATCAATGACTTACATTTCGCTCTGAGATCCCCTGTAAACGCCTCTCTTGAGGGGGTATATCTGGGTATTAGTGGGGTATTAGGGTACCCTCAGGCCCTAAGACAGACGGTCAATCTTTTGGGATATGCCGAATCCGTTAGCTACGGATTGGATAGTTTCGTCAAATATGTTGAAATCCTTATTAGTTTTCAATAGGTTATACTCCGTGTTCACGTCATATAGATCCTCATACCATGTGATCTCTTTATCGTTGAAATAGCAGTAATCTAGTATAGATGCATAGCTATTGGCTAGGACTTTAGATGAGTTCATAACGAACTGCTTAAAATCGATAAACTCTGCGAACTGACTTCTCAGTATATAGTCATAGGATGAATAGAAAACGTTCTTCCAATTACGCCTAACCAAATAGTAATCTGCAAAGGGCAAAAGTTGAGTAGATGTTTCTGCATTGGCTAGGACTATTCTGTTCTTATGATCTGCCCAACCCTTCATAAATTGCTCTGTTGTCCACTCTGGCTGTACAGGTGCCTCATGCGTTTCTTTTTTAATCTGAGTAATAGATACAAAGAATACATCTGGATACTCTTGTATGTGCGTAGAATGAAGCTCACCAAAAAAAGGTAAGCCTGTCTCCTCAGATTTATCTAAACAAAATTTTGTGCCTCCTGATCGAGGCATTGCTAAAACTATCACTGTTTAGGCTCGTTACTGTAATTTGCCTCTCGTAATTGTAGAACTTGATCTTTAACAAAGTCCTCGGGATCGTGTGAAATCCAATAAGGTCTCCAATCAATTAATGTATCCTTTAACCAAGGAACATCCTGAAAATCTTGCTGTTGATCTAAGTTTTGTTGTATTAATACGTTTCTATTGAATAGAGCAATCTTATTACAATTTGACATAACTTCAGCATATTGTTCAGGGTTTGTTTTTTTCATTGCCTTCAATCTTCCCATTTCCATACAAATTGCATGTCGGCGGAGATTGTCGTCTTCTATACTATCATATGTTTCGTCTATGTATGGATGAAATGTTTTAAAGCCCATGTCAAGCCATTCTTTCATAAAGTATGGTGTTGAATATGCTATAACAGGTTTGGCACAAAGTATTGCTTTATAGGTCTTTTCTGTTAAGAATGCTGGGCTAAAATCTTGTATTGATAAATCGCCGTTCTGATATTGTAAGTAATCTCCATAAAAGTTTTTAAAGGGAAGATAGTGAGACTCTATTAAAATATGTATGTCAGTTTTTAAAATTGCATTTACAATTACATCATTCCACTTATCCAATTTTTGTCTTGGATCGGAGGTTGGATCAACTTCGTAAGGGGTGTTCCTTATCCAATTTGCTATTCCAGGTCTTACTTCACCCTTAAGAATTTCTGTTGCATCCTTTATCATCTCTTCTGTAGTATAGATTTTAACACGTTCTAAATACTCAGCCTGTGGCCCTTTATCCGCATCAGTCATAAAGTATGGATTCATTCTGTGAAATGAAAAAATCATATCACTTAAAAAATCTTTTCTGTAAAAATCTAGGTATAGTGCCAATCTTTCTGGGTGATAGTTTCTACTGAAACAAGAAAATTGTGCTTTGCTAGGCTGTATTAACTTTTCTTCAGGCACCCAAGGAACTCTTAATTGAAGAGCACCATAAAGATAGATATGAGGTTCGCCGTAATCCTTCCAGCATTTCAAAACAAATTTTCTAAAGAGTTCGTCCTTAACAATCCAGTGAACTTTTTCTACAGGTATTTTTTGTCTCTTTAGCTGGTTTCTAATAGCAACCAAATCTCTTTTATTAAAATAATCATCTGGAAAGTATATTAATATCTTTGTACCGAATGTATCTCTTAAATGATCCCAATGCTCTTGAGACATCAAGTCTTCAAATCTAACACCACGAACTGCGGCATCTAGTCTATCGTAAAAATAGATTGCATTTGGATCACTTAGAGCAGTATCCATTTTATAGATATGTTGATTGAGGAATCCATCACCTCGTTTGGCCGCACTGTAAAATCTCATTATTATTTCCTTGTTGGTAAATCAAAGGGCTCATCTGTTTCTTTATCATACCAATACAAACTTCTATGAGGCCTATCCCCATCTTTATAGTCTGCATCACTATAATAGAAAAATAATCTAAAAGTTGTCCGGTGTACATCTTCAGGACATTTTAGTGGTTTAGGATAACCATGAAATCCTCTCTTATGGTAATCCCATATTACTACACTGTTAAATTCACACGGAAAGTCCTTTATCATATTTTCTTTTTTATGATCCCAGAACTCTAGGGCACCCTTCCATTCAGGGTCCCAGTCGGGTGTTAAGTATACGATTAAGGAAAGTGCTCTGTGTAATTTTAATCTGTCGTTCCAGTTAAAATCTGTATGAACTTTTAAACTGTCGCCATTCCAAGATTTAGAATATCCTGCTCCTACTAGATAAGGATCAGAAATTAAATCATCTCTTCCTACTAATTTGCACAACCATTCCATGCCCAAAGCGCCATGTAATCCTTCAATAAATTCTCTAGCGACTGGCATGTGTTCTGTTTTTATACACTCCTGCATCCGACTACCATTTCTCTCAAAGGTAGACCAGTGATGATCAGGTATTGTGTTCGACTCCTCAAACATTCTGCGTGCTAGATTTTCTGGCAGAAAGTTTTTTAGTCTTACATGTGGTACCGGAGTCTGTGTACTATACTCATCATGTAGTTCAAAGGCATTGTGCGTTGCCGTAATGTAATCTATCAATTCTTATTTACCTTTAAATGCTTGAGCTCCAAAAAATGCTGCAACAATACCTGCTACTGCTACAAAATATGTTGGTGCCATATCTCCTAATGTAGCTTGAGCTTGTTCTAGTCCTGCTAAACTAGCAACGACCACAGCAAAAGGATAGAGTAACATACCCCAAAGTGCAAACCAAGCCATACTACGTTGACTGTCTCGCATTGCATCCTGGTCTTCAAGTTCTTTTCTCTTAAATTCCATGTACATTGCTTTTTCTTCATCATCTACTTTACCGTCACCATTGGTGTCTGCAGGGTGGAACTCTTTAGCCTTTACTTCTTCTTCTGCCATAATAGTTCTCCTTACTAAAGTAATCAAGAACTATTTATAACTTTTTTTCCCTTATGTTTTTAAATACTTTTAACAGCTCTTCTTTGTCTATTTCTGTTTTTAGTGTAGCAATTTTTATTTCACCTAACGCCATCCTAGGGTCGTGAAAATTATAAGGCAATTTGTCTGGCATCTTTTGATAGAAAGCCTTATAGTGTTCCTTTAAATGTTCCGCGTCCTCTTCCGTAATAGGATCGTCTAAATGTACTTCAAAGTCTGTGCTTGTCCAATATTGAGGAACAAGAAGAGATTGGTCTATATTAAAATTACCTGTTGCCACTATTTGTTCAAATGATCTTCCTTCAAGGTGAGGATAGGATAAAAACATATCTCCAAAGTTTCTTTGTAAAGTAAATTTAAAGTAATCCTCGTCTCGTAATCTAAATCTTTTTGAACCACCTTTAAACCCCCAATGCAATGGTTGCTCAAAGTCTGCCTTCTCATACAATATTAAATAGTCTCTTAAATCTAGATAAGATTGTCTCTGTGCTGTTGTGGATTCTCCTATCCATGTTTCCAAATACTGAAACATCAATGTAGGATTTGAGAAATTAAAGTGTGCTGTTTCTGGGATTAAAAGTTCTTCACATAAGGATCGAATTTTTTCTAAATAAAACTCTCGATCCTTGTCAAGGAAAAAGTATTCCTTCATATACTGAAGATTGTCTCTGATTGCTACAGCATGTTTTGTAGTCCAGGGATCAACTGTTTCCCATTCTATTCCGTAAAAATTTAAAATCAAAACTTAATGCCCTCAAACCTGCTACCAAATTTAGAATTATCAAATACAGGGCCATCATCTTTACCTGTGTCCTGAAGATCTGCTGTAGGATTTTCTAAATCAAACAATTTCATTCTTGCCCTATCAACGCCTATCATAAATCTTTTGTTTCTAGTAGGATCAGAATATCTATTCTTTAATTGTTTAACCATCATCTGTCCTAACTTTTCTATCTCCTCTGTACTTATAAGAGCAAACATTAAATCTGCTGTAGCAGGCAAGCCAAAGGACTCAGAAGTATCTGTTAGTTCTACATCACTGCTGTTGTAACCGCCCCTTGTAGTTTGTGTAGCGCTAACAATAGGAACATCATATTCTACAGCAAGTCCTCTTAGCTCTTCTGCTATAGACTTAATAATAGTATATGAGTTAGCAGACGATCCTGCTCTGAACCTACTAGAAGAACAGATATTAAGATAGTCAATAAAAATAATGTCCGGAGAAAAGTTTCTTTTAAGTTTAAGTTCATTCAATAACGCTTTAAAGTGTCCTGCATGTGCCGATGCTGTTGGATATTCTTTAATAATTAGCCTACCCTGTATTTTGCTATTTATTTTAGATATCCTATCGTCAAACATAGACTTGCTTAAGTCTTTCAAATCATGTATAGGCAAATTAAACAAGTTTGCATCTATACGTTCTGCAATCCTTTCCTCTGCCATCTCAAGAGTAATGTATAAAACATTTTTACCTTGAGATATACAAGCAGCCGCCATATGACACATAAACAAAGACTTACCTACACCCGTGCCTGCCAATGCAATATTTAATGTTTTGTTAGCAAGGCCTCCCTCTGTTATCTTGTTAAACATTTCCAAGTCAAAGGGTAGCTTTTCTTCTAGTCTATGATAAAATTCAAAACGTTGATCAGCATTTTCGATATAATCATGTCCTACGTTGTTATCAAAACCAACCTGTAATGCTTCTGATAACATTCCTGGAAGAGCATCAGGACCTCTTTGTTTATCCTTACCATCTATAACTTGAATGCTTTCCATAATAGCATTATAGATTGCTTTGTCTTTACAATACCTTTCAGTTTCATCGAGAAGCCACGCCTCGTCTGTCTCTATCTGGGCAATTTCATCTACCCATTCTTGTACAGCGGGCAAGTCAGATTCAGATATACTTCTATCTTCATCTACAGAAATTCTTAATGCTTGTTTTGTGGGTGGGTCGTTGTACTTCTCAGAATACTCTACAATTTTTCTTAGAATTATTTTATGTTCACCCGAAAAATACTCTGCCTTTAAGAAAGGAATTACTTTTCGAAAGTAATTATCATTCGTTAGCAGGTTATTTAAAATTGCATCTTCAATTCTTGTCTTCAATTAATTTTACTCCATAGGGTGGGTGTCTGCAATTTGTTGCAGTCCTTTACGGATATTAGTAGCAGAGATTTCCTCTATCTTGTCTTCTAATTTTTCCTGTTCAATTTTATAACCAACGTCCCTACCATAGGTAATATGTGTTATGTTAGGAACATTCATTATAACATAATGTTCTGAAGAATAAAAGCCTTCTTTTGCCAAAGCTGTTGTAATCTGTACTGAGCGTTCGTTAAAGTCATAGGGATTACCTTCTGTTCCATCAGAAGCCCTAAGTAAAATTACTACTTGACCAGTCTTGGAAATTGCTCTTTTAAATAGCTCTGTATGCCCTTTGTGCCAGGGCTGAAACCTTCCAAGGAGTTGAGTAGTTGGTTTTGTCCAATCCATGTTTTAATCCTTAAATTGTATTTTTGTGGAGACTCAAAAATCTTATTAGTGTCTGCAAATCTTCCTGCTTTAATTGTGTCCATCCATATTATATAGTCTGCATCTACAATATCTCTCATTTTTTTGAGTGGACAAACAAAATCAAATATACCAAAGTCGTAAAAAGACATACGATAAGCCTGCCTTAGTCTCCCCTCTTCCGTAAAATCCCAATCATCGTGCTTCTCTCTTAGTGTATCTGCATTGTAATATGGAACAAGAAAATGATATGCTAGTTCTTTTGCTAATGTAGTTTTGCCACTACCAGGAAGTCCCATGATTAAAATTTTATTCAATTAGTTTACCTCAATATCATATACGAAAATCGTTTTATCAAAATACATTTCCATTATGAAATTAATTACATTATACATTGAATCGTATGGCATTGCTATATCCTTGGTGACCGGATTTGTAGCTGATACACCAGAATGAATAGCACCAAGCCTTACGTTTGAAATCCTTTTATCCTTAACGTACTCATAATGAGATTTTTTGGATTTTATATATTCTGCCATGACATCAAAATTTAAAATTTCACTATAGAAGTCTGCATCAGGTGGGCGATACATTTTTGCTTCTTCACCATACTCCTCCCACCAAACAACATGGCTTCCTATAGTTATCAATAAAGGTTTAACATTATCACGCTGAGGAACTGCATTAGATAAATTATGTGTAGGATAATGCCTCTCATAAACTTCTTTAATCATTAGTTCCTGTGAGTTATCTAAGGAAGAATGATTGTATGCCAAGTTTATAAAAACATCACATGAATTTGTAGCATCGGTAATAAAAAGACGATCCTCTGGTTTTGAAATATCATAACCGTTTGACCTGCTATATCTTTCTACTTCGTGTCCTGCTTGTTTTAGTTGCTCAAAAAGTTTAACACCGAAACCCTTGTTACCACCTGTCATTACAATTTTATACATGTAATATATCTCTCACGTCTATTCTATTTAATTGTTCATGAGGATAATCCTCACCGTCATTAAAGGCATAGCATGTTTTACATGCTTGTAAATGACTTATAGGACCATATAAAAACTTTTCTAATTTTTCTTTGCTGTCTTTTTCGTGTAGGTTAACTCTATCTAAGCCATAGTCATATGGATTGTCTAAGCCTTCCTGTATGTAAAGTTTTTCTTTTACAAAAGATAACGGACATCTATAAAAATTTCCTTGGTGAAATCCCCAGGTACTATCCTTCATCCAACATCTTCTGAATGCTATTTCAGTTAGCATATCATTTCTTTGAGGAGTGTTTCTATACAGCTCTTTAAAGTTTCCAGATAGAATATTCACAGTTGAATTTTTACTATGTATGTCTTTTTGAACAGCCTTGAGATTGTCTACAACATTAGGATTGGTAATTTCATGGCACATCAAATGAGGATACTGAGCTAGTTTATTTTCTATTAGCCTGTAAATTTTATCATAGTTAATGTTTACATTTTTATAAACACTAATGTTTAAAATATCAAGTGCTTCCCAGAACTCATCTGTCATCTTTACAAGGTTTATGCCGTTACTAATTATATTAGTCTTATAACAAAAGCCCTGCTCCTTAGGGTACTTTAAAAAGTCTACAATTCTAGGATGTAGTGTTGGCTCTCCTCCACCTATTCGTATAAGATCAATGTGGAACCATTGTTTTAGTACATCAATATCTTTTTTATAGTCCTTAAAATTTAAAAACGTATTCTTTTTAAAGTAGGGACTTGCCATGCTACAGCGAGCACATTTAAGATTACAGTCTAATACAGGCCAAACTTCAAAGTATGTTTTCGTCCACATATTCTCGTCTTACTTCTTCTACACAATTCTCACATATATAAAGCTCTCCGCCTTCTCCATGAAAGCAAAGAGCCCTATCGCCTTCCCAGATAGTTATTTGACATCTATCACAAGATCCCTCAGGCTTCTTCGTAGGCTTTTTCAATGTCTTCTTCAGAAACTTCATCTTTAATAATGCCGTCGCTTGAGGATATAAGATATCTATTCTCAATCCATTTTACAAATGTTTCGTCTTTTAATACAGGCAACCAAAACTCTTTAGTGTATGTATCCTTGGCACGAACTTTAGGATCAATTGCTTCACCTGTTTCCATGTCTACTCTTTGATACCAACCATTACTAGGTTTAATAACATGTCCAGAAGACATTGCCATATCCAAAAGTCCGGACCATTTGCTAATACCACCTTCAAAAGTTACTTCAATTGGAATTTTAGACTTCTCTCTAACAAAGCGAGACTTTTCAACATTAATAATAAAATTATAGCCTACTAGATCAGCACCTTGTTTTTCCTGCTGTCTACCAATGATGTAGATATTGTCTGCAGAATAATAAATGCCTGTTCCACCAGAAACAATGTCTTTAGGAAACAATCCAATCTCTTTGTATGTGTGATTAACAACCACTGCAGGAATATCCTTTAGTGTTAGGTGAGGTGTAATCATTCTAAACAACGACTTCATTTGTTTAGCCCTTGTCATATCAGCTACACTCTTACCATCTAAGGCATCTTCTACTTCTTTTTTACTAGCTAAGTTTCCTACGGAGTCAACAAGAATGATAACATGATCACCTCGTTCTAATCCATTTAACTGAGACATGATATCGTGTTTAAGCTGTTCAATATCTGTAATAGGTGTATGAACAACACGATCAGTATCAATACCAAAGGTGTGAAAGTATGACTGAGGTGAACCAAACTCTGAATCGTAAAACAGAACAATGGCATCCTCATACTTATCTAGATAGGATTTAGCCAACAACAAACTAAATGCTGTCTTAAAGTGTTTAGAAGGACCTGCAAAAACTGTCAAGCCAGGTGTAAGTCCTCCATTTAGTTTTCCACTCAACGCAACGTTAAGTGCTGGAACAGACGTTTGTATTAAATCCTTTGTATTAAAAAATTTAGAATTAGATAATATTTCTGATTCTTTAATCGTGCTGTTCTTTTTTAATTTATCAAGTAAACTCATAATATCTCCTTACCATTCCATACCAGACAAGAGTTTATCTAATTGCCTGACACGTCTAATTGTATTTTGTTTTAAAGCCTCTAACATATGATTGTGATATGTTGTATTATTACATAGGTTAGCCATATGTGTCAAGTCTTTTGGTAAACATTTTCCCCCAAAACCTAAACCACCGTCGGGCCCTGGGCATTTCCAATGTGATCCTCCAATTGATACATCTCGGGATAACATCTTTTCTATACTCTCATAGTCCATACCTTGTTCTTCACAAATGTCATAAAAGTCATTTGCTAATGCTACTCGCATAGCTAGGGCTGTGTTCCTAGCCAACTTAAACATCATAGCTTCTTTACCACTAACAATATGTATGTCCTTCAACATAAAAAAGTCTTGTAGGTATTCACCCAAAACTTTATTAGAAGTAACTATGGGAAGTTCTTTGCTAACTACATCTTCTCTCCAATGTTTCTCCCTGAGAAACTCTGGCATAAAATCCGCATCTGGGAATAAACTAACTTGATCGGGACCTATTGTACTTCTAATAATAATTTGTCCTTTACCTTTCCATTCCTCATACACTTTTTCTAAAAGAGTAGTGTCTAAATGCTTACCATTATCTGGAGTAGGTACACAAAGAAAAACAAAATCGTATTTCTTTTCTTTACCTTCCTCATAACCCAACAAAGGATCATGTTTAGATACCTGAGCATCTGTAAACTCTAACATGTACTCTGTTGCTTTTCCAACAAAGCCATAACCCACAATTAATGTTTTTATCATGAAAATAAATCCTCCAATGTAGCAACAGGTTCAGTTGTCCAACCCATGCTTTTAACAATAGTATCCATAGGTTCTAAAAATGCCTTTTGGAACATTGTATCATAGTCAACGTACTTGTGCAAGTCAAACTCCTCGGGGAGCTTTGTAACAAATGCAACCGTATTTTCTTTTATAAGGTTAGGCTCATACAAATATAAAAATTTAATCTTATCGCCTTCCTGAATTTGTTCATACTTATGAGAAAGATTATTTTTTTCTAGATAAAAGTTGTAGAGCAAACTACCCCTAACGTGCATAGGAGTTCCTTTGTTATAGATGTGTGAGGAACTTCTATACTTTGCCATGTTATTACACCCACGTGGAAAAGCTATTTCCTCAGGGCTCATACTTTTAAACTTAGACTTTGTGCTTTCAATAAACTTATGTAGTGTGTCCTGATCTGAGGTTAAGCAGAGTCTAACGGCTTCTCGTAAACTATCTCGAACAGGAGCAGGTGTAGAAGAACGAACAATTTCCAAACCCATAACTTTTAAGTCTGGAGTAGAATAACGAACACCTTCATTATCCCACACGTTCATAGCATAACGTTTCTTTGCTATCCAAATGGCCTTATCTGCGATTGCCTCACGTTTAAAGAATATTTTTTGTTCAAAGGCGTTTGTGTATTTAGCAAGTTTACTCATTGCCTTATCAATACAGGGCTCAATCTGCTCTGTACCTATTTGATCTAGGATGTCAACAATCTTATCCTTAGGCTTGTCTTTGTAAAAAGTCTCAACAAGGTTCTTGAGAGTAATGTAGCATGAGTCTGTGTCGGAGTAAAAGCTATATACTACCTCATTATTAGTCCCACAAACCCTGTTGAGAAAAAGGTTTAGTGCTTGTGCTGTGTCCTGAATAATATATTGTCCGGACAATGTAATACCTTCTGCAATCCTATCATCATAGTATCTAAAGTATTCATTAGCCATCGCACCATAAAGAGAGTTAAGTTGAATCTTACGAGCCATCTGAAAATTGTTGTACTTAGCAATCTCGTTTTTGTATACGTCTGCTTTTGTTTCCTCATACTTACGCTTGGATTCCAACATCAACTTCTTATATTTCTGACGATCATCAAAAAACTTTTGTACAATCTCTGGGAAATATCCTTGCTTTTCCCGAGTAAAACAATAACCATTAGCTGCCATTGCGTAGTTCTTATCCCGAAGTTGGGATAAGTCATAACCTTTTGTAAGTAAGTCTTTAATTTGCACATCAAATGTATAACCAGGAACCAGTGTTTCTGGAGACATGTTATACTGCATAATGATTGAGGGATACAGTGAAGTCGCATCGAAAGAAGCAACCCATTCATATTCACCGGGTACAGGCTCTTGTACATAAGCACCTGCAATATTTCTTGAGGGACGATCGGGCTTCAAGTGTATCACAACATCTTGATCGATCAAATGATTGTACAACAAACAGTCCCAAGTCCTAACAGATGAAAATACATCTGCATAATTGCACTTGCCGTCGTATGCCATTGTTAGACAAAGTTCAATTAACTTCATCTTGTCCTCAAGTTTATCTACAAGGACAGTATCAATGATGTTATACTCTACAAACCTGTTCCAGTCATTCTCATAAAACTCTCTGAAAGTATCAAACCCACTTTCAAGTTTCTTTTGTCCTAGTTCTACATCTGCAATGTAATCTAGTTTGTAGGATTCTCGGGTAATGTATGTAAACTTCTTATACAAGTCTAGGTAATCTAACTGAGCAACGCCTGTCATCTCATACTTAACTTGTTCCCTACCACCTATCGTTAGATTTTTTCTAGCAACTAAGCCAAAGGGACTGAAACGTTTTTTATCCTCGTCACCTAAGATACGTTCTACCCTAGCAATAAGATAAGGCAAGTCAAACAGTTCTGTATTCCAACCTGTTATAACGTCAGGTGTATTAGCATTCCACCAATCTAAGAAGTTTTGTAATAGAATTCGTTCGTCAGAACAGGGGCGATAGTCTATGTTGTAGTCCTTAGTAGCCTCGCCCGGAGTAAAGTTACCTAGTCCAAATGTTGTTATCTTTTTTGTGTTGTTGTTTTGTAAGGTTATGAGAAGAACTTTCTCAATAGGATTGTTTACATCTGGGAACCCATTCTCTGCTGTTGTTTCTATATCAATAGAATAGATGTCGATGTGTTTAGGATCCCAGGCAATCTCGCCGGGATATTTTTCTGTGATATATTGGTAACCCCATTGTGTTTGTCCGAAGATAGGAAAGTTAGAAACTTCCTTGTATCTATCTACAAACTCTGATGCTTCTTTGTTTGTCTCGAACTTTACAGGAGCAAGTGTTTCACCGAACATGCTCTTGTATTTAGAGTGCTTATCTGTTTTTACATAAAGGGTGGGCTTAAAGTCGTGTCGAGAAGTAAAACGTTTACCATCTCGAACACCTCGAACTAGTATCTTGTTGCCATAGTGCTTGGCAAACGTATAAAAATTCATAATAACTCCAACACAAATAAGTCATAATTATAGTATCGTTGGAGGATAATGTCAAGTATTAGATGACCACTTTCTTTCTATTGAGTAAGTGGGCTTCTTCTATATCCTCTTTGGATTGACCAAAATAAGCAACACCCAAGTGTTCTCGAATCATTATATCTTTTACGCTTTGGTCTCTATCTTCCTTGGCATCGTACACGATAAACTCTCCAAGGATACGACCAAATTTCCCTGTGGCGTCTTTGTGAGTCCGTAAAGTTGATTCTTTCCCAAGGGCCGTTTTAAGAAATGCCTTCGCCATAAGTCCGTATTGCTTTTCAACCTTATCTCTTGTCCGGCTTTCAGGAGTGTCAATTCCATATAATCGCACTCGTTGGTTACGATACCATATTCCGAAACCGAGATCAATGTCGACATCCACGGTGTCACCATCTACTACCCTTACGATTTTACATTTATACTCGTACATATCAACCTTTTAAAGTTTGCTTAGTAACAATATTATTGTCCGGAACAAGAAGTCCTGAACCAAATCGTCTATTGTATTCATTTAGCAAAGATGTCTCAGGTTGATAAATTGAAACGATGTGTGCTGGCATAATAGGTACTTTATGCTCTTTAGCAAAAGGAGCATAGGGAGCAAGGCCAATGCCAAACTCATTGGGATTATCCTGTTTAGGAACCATCATTATTAAACAAGGTTTATTGGCTAGAACAAATTCCCTGCCTTCAACTTGTATCTCTTCGATATCTCCAATGATGTCCTCACCAGATGATAATTTTATAATTTGGACATTGGCCATGCTTTATTCCTTATTTAACTTTGATTGTTGTTGCTTTCTTTTCTTCTGGAACTTCTCTAATCAGAGTGATTAAAAGCATTCCATCTACAAACTCTGCATCTTCTACTTTAACATGTTCTGCTAATGCAAATGTTCTTGTGAAGTTACGAGCTCCAATACCCTTGTGATAAAATTCTCTTTTATCTTCGCCTCGGTCTTGTACACCTTGAACAACGAGTTTATTACCTTCGGGTACTAGGTTGATGTTAAATTCATCTTTTGTGAAACCTGCTGCTGCAATTTCAATAATGAATTTTTCATCTTCAACCTTTACAATATTGTAGGGTGGATAATTGTTTGCAATCTCTGAAACATTCACAAGATTGTCTAACATTCTATCAAAACCTACAGTGAAAGGTTTTACATCATTTAAAAAATCAGCCATGTTGGCTGTAGTATATCTTCTTACCATTTTAGTTTCCTCCTATATTTAGCAAGGTTAGTTATACGAGACCCTTTCGGCGTCTCAATTTTATTTATAAAAGTTTAAGGGTTTTGATTAAATTCACCTTCCCTAAACCACAAATTAACAGCCCACTTTTCTCCTAGTCCTACAGGCTCTCCGCCATGTAAAGCAAATGGGTGTTCAATGTTTGTTCCGGGATAACATGTATGAAAAATTATTAAGCGACCCTGAACTGCATCTACTCTTCTAGACAGTTTAGGAAAAATTGTTCCTCCCCCAGAAGTAGGAGTATTCAAATACATTAATGCAGTTAGAACTCTTTGTCCTCCCGACTTAATAAGTTCTGGATTTTTTACAAGATCAAAAGTATCATGATGTGGTTTGTATTCTTGTGTTTTATCATATCGAATAACTTGAGGCGGCTCACTCTGAGCAGGATGTATTCCTACTTTGGATGCTACCTTTTCCATAAACGTTTTGACAAAGGAATCAGTATGAGATAGCCAATGTTGATAGCTAGTCCTTGCATCTGTTATTGGATTGTCTTTGTCAAAAACTTTTGAACGTTCTAAATGATCTCGACTCATTTCTATTATAGTTTCGCATTCGTAACTCGTTAGAAAATTGTCCTCATAATATATAAGCGGCGTCAAATTTAGGATCATATTATGTTATCGTTTTTTACCTATGTTGTACTTTGGAATTAAATCCCATTGATCTTTTTCTTTAAAAGCAATTATTTTAATCTGACTTAGAGGGGCTAAATTTTCTTCCTCTAATTCAATTAAAAGTTTTACAAGTCCCCAATCTTGTAGAAGTTTACCTATTGTGTTCCTTCTTTGCAAATCGTTCTCTGTAAAATCTGCCGCTTTGCCGTCTAAAGCAAACAGTTCTTTAAAATGCGTAATAAAGTATCTTCCCTTCTTGTGTAAAATATGACAAGACTGAAAAAGAACATTATCCTTTTTAGAAGCAATGCCTATTCTAGACAATGTTTCCCTGACTTTTAAGAAGTCATCAGGACTGTTGAGTTCTATCTCTAAAGGAAAATAACCTGGAAAATTAATATCAAAGAAATCTTCTTTGTTGTTCATCTCATTTACCTTATAACTAATCCATAATTACTCTATGGAATTCTTAGTTATTTATAATTTTCCACCTTTAGATGATTTTAGGTATTCCTTGATCTCCTCAATGTTCTCTGGAGTTAAAATTCTTAAGGCTTCTTTTGCCTTATTGAAACTGTAACCAAAATACTTTTGTACTGCTTCAAGATTTTCTTCTTCACTTTTCAACCATTTGTTGTAGCGTTTCTTTTTGCGAACAACAGCACAAAGAAAATCATACTGCATCTTTTTATCTAAATGAGATCTAGAATTCATTTCATTGCCAGCAATAACTGTATCAGCACCATACCCCATAGCACGATTAACTATAAAAGGATTGTATTGATTCTCTGTCCAATCATCTACAATCAAATTTTCTTTGGTGTAGTTTATGCTATTGGCAAAATCAAAAGGGGAGATCTTCGCAAGTTTTTCTACGAAATCTTCTTCATTGATTTCACTTACTGCTGGACCAAAGCCTTCTAAAATACTTTCCATCAACGACCTCTGATCTGATAGGAAGATGCTAAAAGTTCTGCATTCTTCATCATAAAGTCTGCCTCATAATAAGAACCAAACCCTACTAATAATAATAAAACAATAAATGCAAATACTAATACTGCTCTTTTCATTCTGTTCATTCTGATAAAGTCTTGTTTACTACTTTGGCAAGTCTACCACGTTTCATGAACTTGTGAAAAGCCTTTAGTTTCTTTTTTAATTGTTTTTTTATTTTCGTTTTTTTCATTTAAACTCCACGTTTGCCATAATTTCAGTTAAGCAGGCAGTAAGATTAATTTCTTGATCTGCTACAAACGCTGCTTTATACTGATAGTCTGCAATAAGTAAAACAAGCTGAGGTATAGATTTAATCTCAGGCAGTAGAGTATCATAGATGTATCTAAAGATGCCTTGTGGATCTGTATCAACATTGTTGGCAACCCATTGTCGCATCTTACGCCAATCCTTTTCTTTCAAGGAAGCAATCAACTCCTTTGTGTTGATTTCTGCAAAGTTGCTGAGAATGCCTTCATCAATAACACCTGCCGCAGAATACCTTTGTAGTTCATTAATAACACGTCGATAGTCTGGGAAGTATTTAATCAATAAATCTGCCAATACTTTTTCATGATACTTAATGCCTTCAGAATTAAGAATGTCCTGCATTCTTTTCATAAAGGCACTTGCTAACTTAGGCTTATTACCGTTACCTGTTTTAAATTCAATAACCGTAGTCCTGGAATGTAGTGGACTAATGATACGATTTTTATAGTTACATGTAAAAATAAACCTACAGTTTTCAGAGAATGTTTCTATAAACGCACGTAGAGCAGGCTGAACACTATCCTTGTTTAGATAGTCTGCCTCATCTATGATTACAACTTTTGTTTTTCCTTCAAAACTAATTGAACTAGCAAAGTCCTTAATTTTAGTTCTTAAGGTATCAATTTGCCTGCCTTCATCTGAACCGTTAATAATGATGTAATCACATCCTAACTGTTCACACAAGGCTCTTGCTACTGTAGTCTTACCTGTACCTGCGGTGCCACACAAAAGCAAATTAGGAACTTCTCCTTTATTGAGAAACTCCTTAAATGTTTTTTTAGTGTCCTCAGGTAGAATACAGTCATCAATATTCTGTGGGCGATACTTTTCTACCCATAGAAACTGCTCTGCTCTACTTTCCATCACTTACTCCATAATATAATAAAAAAACTTACTTACCAATTCGCTCTTTAATGTCAGCGGTATCATTTAGTGTAAGTTCAATGTGCCGTCCACCTTTCAAATAAGTTAGCACAGTTTGAGGATCAGATACTTCATATGGATCCTCAGGGTGGTTTGCAGATTTACCTGGCTCTTCAAACAGCTTTTCTACTTCGCCGTTATTAACAACCATTGCATATCTCCAAGACCTAATACCAAAGCCTAAATTGTCTTTGGCGACAAGCATATTCATAGAATGTGTAAACTTAGCAGAACCATCTGGGATAAGTTTAACATTTTTAATTCCCAAGTCCTTTGCCCACGCATTCATTACAAAAGTGTCGTTGACACTTAGGCAATATACTTCGTCAATGCCATGCGCTTTAAACTCATCATAGAGTTCGTCATAGCCAGGTAATTGATAGTTAGAACATGTAGGAGTAAATGCACCTGGCAGTGCAAACAATACTACACGCTTACCTTCAAATACTTCTTTAGATGTTAGTTCAGCCCATTCGCTATCTACACGAACAGGCCAACTAAGATCAGATACTAAATTAAGCATCTTTTATTCTCCATCACTGAAAGGATCAAAAGTTTCATTAAGAATTTTTTTAATCATAGTCAAAGCTTGATTAGGTCTAGTGAAGATAAATTCTGCACCATCATCTGAATTAGAAACTTCAAGTACCCAACCATTGGATACTTCCCTTAGGTTAAAATTTAATTTTCCTTCTTCCATATTATTCTCCAATTTCTGAAGAGCGTTCAAGTGCCAACCAATACTTAAGATCAGATTTGCTGTTCTGTAAGAACATAAACTTCTTCTTAGAGATTGTAACCTTGTATGATCCAGGAACTACTTTTAAATTTTCAATCTGCAGTCTTGCATCAAACTCTACAGTAGCATCACCAATAACTTGCTTAAAGCTGTTACTCTTAGGCGTGCTAGGATCACCTACAGTAAGTGTTACCTTACCACCACTTGCCACGATACTTAGCATAGGTGCACCTGTAATCGCGGCTGCTTTCATAATCATACCCAAGTTTTCTGAGGACAAGTCGAATGAGTAGAAATCATCTACATCAATAGTCTTGTCGGGAGCAGAAACAATAATGTTAGGGTCTGCATAAAAGTATTCAAACTCACTACTACCTTTAATCACTTTAAGAGATTCATCACCAAACTCTACGTCGGTGTCCTCCATAAGTGTAAGTAAAGCAAGTAAGCTATTAAGATCATAGATAGCGAACTCTTTATCAAAAGTTTCATCTACGACTGCTCGTGCGAAAATGTTCTTTCCTGTACTAATTGTAGAAAGAACATTTCCTTGTCGAACGAGAATGTTGGAATTTACCGTTGCGAAATTCTTAAGAACTTCGAGGGTAGTTTTACTGATTTTCATAATATAGTTTACTCCATTATTAAGTCCGTATATTATACGAACAAATTCAAATTAAGTCAAGTGTTTGGTGTACCGTTTTATAGATTAGATACTGCTGCTAGCATATCTGAATGTGTAACAGGCTGACCATTAACAGTAACTTCAATAGTAATACCGTCTGCTTCAGCTCTTTCTCGCATATCAGTCATTACAGCCTGTCCATCATTTTGCAATAAAACTCTTAAATGATTTTGCCAAGATTCCAAGTCTGGCGCTGTATGAGTGGCAATAAGCTGTAATCCTGTCTCACCAAACTGATAAGATAACTCAATATTGTTATCCACAATGGATGCCATTCTCGCATTATCCCAATCCATTTGTTCTACAGAAGGAGACGTAAAGTCTATGTCTGTATTGGGACGGGTATATGTGTATACAACGACGTGTGCCATTTTTTATTCTCCTAGTTTAGGGTTAAGTGCCTACTTATTTATAATTCCTATCATGTTCATTTAATGCTAAAAGGGCATAATGTAGGATTTTAAATAAATCCTTTCTATTAAATCCATCCTTTTTGCCATATCGTTGTGCATACTTTAGAACATTTCCTAAAAAGAATCCCATACCGTGTCCGCAGTCCATAATGAACTCAGAGGATTGGAATTGAGATTTGCTATAATGTTGATTGTATGTAACATCCACATACTCTTTTAACTCTTGAATGAGTTGATCTTCGTTAAATTTATAATTGGGCTTTGGCATCTGTTAATCTCAAATAAGTAAATAAGATATATCTATCTTTTGTATCCTCTGGAATGCACAGCTTATGTAAAAATGTGCATGGGAAAATAGATATATCACCTCGAACGTGCGGTAAGTCTGCACCTGCTATTGGGAGCTTAATAAATCCGTCGGTACTATTTAGTGTACACAATAGCATCCAACGTCTTTTATGTGTACCATAGTTATCAAAGAAGGATTGTACTTCTACACCTTTAGGTATTTTACAAAGGTAAGGTGCTTCCCATTCTAAACTTTCATGTTCTAAATCATCATGAAGCGGTGCCTCTTCCATTAGTCCTTTGTATGAACCTAGTACAGAATTAAAATTATTATACATACCTGCCATAGGTTTTAATGCCCCTACGTCAGTATGTATTTTTATTCCTCCGGCATCTACTGCCGTTTTTAGACCTTTTTTGGATATAGATACGAGCTCCCGACAAACATCTGCCGGGAGTGCTTTTCCGAACCTACGAATAAAGTTAGAAAGTTTCATCGAACTCGTCTTGCTCCTGTGCTTCTATAGGCTGAGGATTAGTTGGATCAACCTTTGTATACAAATCTACAAACGCTGCCTTTGTATCCTCATCAAACCTATTTACACAAAGTTGAACAGCCTTTAGCTTGTCTTTAAACATGGCGTATGCGTTTACAATGTGCTCAAGTCGACGGGTACTAACTAGCTCGTCTATGGCACCCTCGAAGTAAGTCTTACGAATTACCTCGGACCATGTTACAAGGTGTGTAGCAAATTCTTCATCTATACACTCTGCCTTAGCCATCTTGTTGAGAACAATCTTTTTCTCAACGGCTGCTGTAGGATACTCCTGCTCCACGGTGATAGCAAACCTCTCCAGGAACGCCTCGTCTAATAGTTGGGCGCTGATAAATTTGCCGTCATCTGAACCACGGCCTTTTGTATTAGCGGTTGCTACTACTGTAAACCCTGGAGCAGGAGCGACGGTCTCGCCAGTCTTCTTGTTGAAATACGCTTTACCTTCAAGGATGGCCTGGAGACACATCAACTTGTTGGATCCGCGGTCTACTTCATCAAGGATAAGAACCGCGCCACGTTTCATGGCGGTGAGGACCGGTCCTTCTCGATAGACGACGTTACCATCAACTAGGGTATTGCCACCGATCAAATCATCTTCGTCGGTTTCAATACTAATGTTTACACGAATCGCCTCACGTTTTAGATTCGCACATACTTGTTCTACCATCGTAGTCTTACCGTTACCGGAGAGACCTGAGATAAAAATTGGATAAAACATTGCTGACTCTAATACACGCTTAAGGTCTCGGTAGAAACCAAATGGGACAAATGTCGTGTCCTTCTGCGGTACCAAGTTCTGAATGTCTACGGTTAGTTTTGCCTGTGTAACAACCTTAGCCTCAGGAGTAACAACCTCAAGGATTGGCTTGGCTACAGGCTTAGGTGCGCTAACAATTGGAGACATGTTACCTTGGAACATGCCTGCTAGGTTATAAACACCTCGGCTAATTTTATAGTCGTCCTTGTTGACAATCCAACCTGGAAAAGCTAGTCCAAGTTCTTCGGCTGTCCTAAGGATGTCAATACGCTTAAAGATGCCATCGGCATTGTCTTTTTCTTTAAGAGCATTAATAAGTATTTTACGATCATTTTGCATAATATAAGTCCTCACAAATATATCAATTTCTTCAGTTTATGTGTATATGATAGCACCTTTTACGCTAAAAGTCAAGCATTTTTTTGACTTTTTTGCATCTTTTTTGCCCAAGTATATCAACATGTTAGGCTACCATATCCATAAAGGTATTCAAAAACACCTTGTTCTGTACTTTATTCTTGTTGAAATTGCGGAAGCCTCGGAGAAGATCGCCCTTACTGTTGGATTTCACTTCTAGTTCTGTTTCCTCAATATTGAGCGCTGATCCACCCTTGAGGAGTATCCTGGCATCAAAGCCTATAACATCGTTTACAACAAGCATTCCTTTGCTACGACTATCTTTCCAGAGATCCTCAAAATCTGTCCAGGTAGCTTTAGGGTTGTTCATGCGATAGTAAATATTAAACTCGTTTTCAACGCAATTCTTATTCCAATGAGTTAGGTAGAAGTTCACAACTCTAGAACCTGTGTATTGCTTGTAAATTTCTAACAAGCAAGCTGTCTGTTGAGCCCAAGTTCTAGCATAATAGTTATACTTGGAAGTAATGTGAATGCCTTTGTAGCGTGCTGTGACGTTACCTGTGTTCATATAATCTGGATATGAACCATCTTCGATTCTATATTTCAAGCTGTCTGTAGCACTGCCGTCTGTAATGAATATGCTATTCAATACCTGTACCTTATGCTTCTGCCTAAACTCTTTGGCAATTTGCATTCCTAAGATAATTGTAGAATTAAGAGGAGTGCCTGAAAAATCTAGATGTTTGGTAGCAACTTCTGACCAAATTTTCTGATCTCGGTATGCTTTGCGATTGAGAAAACATTGCTTAAGCAACAGCATGTGTTTCATAGCCATTTTTGTTTGAGAAGCAGACCAAGTAGAATTAAATAACTCTCTTAGTTTACAGTCTGAAGTCTGTAGACATGCCTCACCAATTTCGGGGGAGTTGGCATATACGTTTTCGCCTTCAGCACCCCAAAGATCTGCTGTAGTAAATCCATATACTTCATATGGAATGTTTACTTTACGACAGAACATAATTTGAATGAGTAGCTGATCAACGGTGCCTGCAAAGTGATTGTGCATACTACCCGACATATCTACATACATAAGCATGCCGTGATTCTTACCTTCAGGAACCATAGTGGATTGCTTAAACAAATCCTCAGATATTTTGTATGCCCACAGCTTGTTTTCGTTAAGGTCTCCTGTCTTGCTCATACGAATTTTAGACAGTACCTTTGCTTTGCGCTTCATTTCAAACTGTTGAACCATATGATTAACATGGCTGGTATTAGTTCTAAGGAACTCTTTGTACAAGTCGTTGCCATAGTCATCGTTATTCATCTTGGTGCCCTGGCGCCATCCATCTGCATAGAAATTGAATGCCTTGTGTATATCACCGTAAATTTCTTTACCTGTAATTAGATGATCTTTCCAGTTTGACATTGTAGGAACATCAAAGTAACTATGCTTTTCGCTTTCTTTCTTAACCAACTTGTCTTCGTTCTGACGAAATGCCTCATCTGTAAGTGAAGTTGGCTCGTCGGATCTGATTGCATCTCGAACATTATTAGATGCCATATTGTCCTGTGGCTCTTCCTCTTCTTCAGACGAGGATTCAGCGTCACCTGAAGTTGAACCTTCTTCCTCGGTCTCTTCTTCTTCGGACTCTTCGTCTTGTTCGCCAAAGTTTGAAGTCATTTCACCGAAATCTTCTTCGTCTATTTCTTCAAGTTCTTCGTCGCTAAAGTTTGAAGACAAGCTTTCTTTGTCTTTTTCTAGATCTTCTGTAGCCTGTCCGTATATATCTTGAGCAAGAGCTTCTACGTCTTCCCAAGTTTCGGTTTTCAAACAACGATCTACAAGCAATTGTTCTGCATCTGTAAATTGAATGTTTAAAAAAGAGCCAACTTTAAAGTGTAGGTTAATCCGATCAATGAGGGGAAGTGTATTGGGGTCTAAATCTTTGACACCGAAAAAGTCTCGATTGAAAAGTTCTCGATATCCTTCGTAAAAAGACTTAACAAGGCCTGGATACATTGCCTTAATCTTACGTTCAATCCTAGCATCTTCAACAACATTAAGAAAAGGCTTAAGGCGCTGATCGTCTACAATAGCGTCATGCCAACCTTGTTGAGGAGTGTTGAGTGCGTGGGATACTTCGTGTCCTACAAGCAGATCGTACAAGGAAGCGTTGATGTCGCCCCAATTAGGTAATACGATTTTACGAGTTTTGAGATCAAAAGCTGCGGTAGGGACATTACGATGTTCAATCTTAAGGTCCTCGGTCGCTAACAGCTTTGCTAATATTGATTTTGTTTCTATTAACATATTAAGAATGTCCTCACATTTCTATATTATGTCTATATGATAGCACCTTTTACGCTAAAAGTCAAGCATTTTTTTGACTTTTTTTGCCTAATAAAATCAAGCACTTAGTGCTGATGATCGCAGTCTTTATGCTTTAGGGCTTCAATTGCTACCTTTCCGCACCCTTGATATCCTGCCCACTGTGAGCTACAAGGGAACGCATTGGAGTATGCCTCATAATGGCTATGGGCACGTCTTCGGTAAGTGTAATGTGTATGATGCGGATTAGGTACCACTACAGTATGTCCATCTACAATAACTACCGTGCTAGAGTTACCATGGTGATGATGGTCTTCTCGACGTTCCAAAGCTTTTCCAATAAAAACTCCGCCGATAACACCGGCAATGACATCTTTAGTGTCTGCCGCTTCTGCCGGCAATGTTATTAAAGATGCTGCTAGACCTGCAATAACTAATTTTTTCATAAAAATCTCCTAATTAGTTTGTATATAATAAATGTTTTAATACCATTTGTCAATACACAAGGAGACCAAAATTAAACGTTTTCCAATCTAACCATTAAGCGTTCTGCTCTATTACTTACCTGCTTATGCCAGCGACTGTCTCTACCTTCTACTGCGGCGGTCTTCCAATCCCCTTTGACTAACGCTTCATTCATTTTTTTAAACTTGCTTAATCTTGTTCTACCCATGTTGAACATCATATTAACTAGAATTTGTTGGACTTCGTCTGGAAAATCTCCAAAACACCCTTCGCCGTATAAAGCGTTACACTCTCCGATGGCAAGGTCCAAATCTCTATCAAATACTTCCCGGACTCTTTCCTCGTCCACTGGAGTTCCAACCTCTTTTCCGAATTCCGGGTCACCCTCAATGATGAGGTGTCCGACTCCGAAAGTAGGATATCCGAGGTGGTCTTTGTATACTTCATATACTACTCCCTCGTCTATCTTTAACTGTTCAAATACTGCTTCTCGGTTCATGTACTGCTCCTTTTAAACCTGTATACTGTTAAACCACCATTCCGGTAATTTAATATATTTTTTAAATTTACAAAATTGTTCTTCTTACTAGGATGTATTTCTATAACATCAAAGTCAGAGAAATAACCTATAAATTCTTTATTGGAAAAACTTGTTTCAAACGGTGCCTCTTCTTGATCTTTTCTTAAAAGTTCTGATCTGTATTTTACGTTAATAATTTTTTTGACAATCTTTCCAAATTTATTATAAACACCTAACACCAAAGTTCCTTCCTGTGATAACATGCTTTTTATTTTTATAATAGCATCGTAATACATTGGCATATGATGTATTACTCCATTACTTATAATACAATCATATTTTTTACGTTTATCAAAATCAAAAAAGTTTTTCTTTTCATAAACTACATTTTTTAATTTGTGTTTTTTACTAAACTCTTTTGCATAATCAATTGAATCACTGAAGTCTACGCCAAGAAACTTTTTACTAGGATATTTATATGCCAAGTAGTTTGTTATAAACCCTGTACCACAACCTATATCTAAAATATTTTCTTTATCCTGTATAGCACGTTCGTACATGGATAAAAATTTATTGGTGTATCCATTGTTATAGTAATCAAAGTTATCTATTGTATATGGTCCAGGAAACTTTATTTTACTATAAAAGTCCTTGACCTCATTTTCAAGGTTCATTTTTTCTTTGTGCCACTTTTATTTCTTTTTTCCAAACGTTTAATCACTTCATTGGCATCCATCCAAAAGTCTTTTCCTTCCACAACTTGATCTATCTCAGTTTTAGTCATAAACCCTGAGTAAACGCTATGTAATAAATTATTAGCCCAAGCGTGTTCAGCAAGTGCTCTTGAAATTAATTCGTTTCCTTTACCCCAATTACCTGCTGAATAATTATGAATTAGAAACTGAGAATGTTCTGAAACCTCGCAAACATCTGCCGTTAAAAATAAGAATGTTGCTGCTGACATGCAGGCTCCTTCTACAGAAGCAACCACGGTTCCTTTACATTCGCCTATTGCTCGCATCAACTGTATGGTTGTCATTATATCACCACCATAACAATTAATATGAAAAATTATGTAATCGTTTTCGCCTGCTGATCTAATAGACTGATTCCATAACACATAATCTTTAGGGCTTTCTATTGTATCGTTTAGATAAAAATCTAAAACTCTACCACCTGTTCTTTCAAAAATTCCTGCTTCTACATTTACATTGACATTAGATTCGTTCATAGTATCTAGTTACCGCCTTAATTTTTTCAATTTGTTTATCTATAACAGCCGTTCTATTGGGCCAGTGGATATATTCCTTTTCAGGATTCTTTTGTAGATTATATAGTAACGGTAATATCAAATCCTCAACCTGCTTTAATTTAGAAGACACATCTCCTTCTAATAAAGTTCTGTGCTCGTTAATCATATCAGAATTGTCTGAGGATAAAACAAGACCTTCTAGTCTTTCTAATTTATCTAAAATAATTTGTAATTGGCTGTCATCAATATTAGCTGTAACAGGTCCTGTAGGTTCCGTTATTGTTGTTGGAATATCATCTACAGCTGTAAAGCCAAAGTCAAACATATCATCTGCCATCTTAGACTCCTTTTATATTATTTATGTTCCTTTTGAAACGCTTAATTTTTTTGTCTAAGGCTTTTAATGCTCTGTCAAGTTTAAATTTAGATACTCGCATTGTAAAATTTTTACCTAACATGTGATCGTATTCGTGTAAGGCAATTCTTCCTGCAAGTGATTTGAATGTTTCAAAGACTTCTTTACCTTCAGTGTCTGTATATCTAAAGGTTGCTTCAGTTGGCCTGTTTACATGTAACCACAATCCAGGAAAGGACAAACACCCCTCTTTTTCTATAGATGTTTCATCACTTACAGATACTAGCAAAGGATTAAATAGAATACGATTAAAGCCTTCCGCTTGAGGAATATTAATAGTAAAGACTGCCATATCTAATCCTACTTGGTTAGCTGAGAGTCCTGCACCATTGAGCTCTTGTGTTCTCTCTAAAAGAACCTTTGCTACTTCTTTAGCATCGTGTTCCTCATAATTGAAAGGACTAGGAGTCTTTCTTAATAGCTCATGTCCAAAAGGCAGTAATTGTAATTCTTCTTTATTCATCTAAAAATTCTCTAAACTCTTTATAGCCTCCGATATGCTTTTCATCTTCTCCAACACAGATTTGCGGAAAGGTTCTAGCATCTGGAAACTTTTCAGAGAACTCTTCCATTGTATAGTCAGCATCTAATAAAAGATACTCTGTGTCAAACCCTTTCATGTTGCTTGTCATCTTTGCCTGATCACAAAATGTGCAACGCAATTTACCATAAATTTTAACTTTCATATAATACCTTATACCATAACAGAATAATTTTGTTTTTTCTCAAATCTAATTACACTTCTAAACTTGTCAAACAACTGATCACCTTTATGACTTATGACAAAGACATGTGTGTCTTCGCCTATTGTATTTAATAACTGCATGACATAATCTGTTCCATTTATATCTAGAGAGCTATCAAAAACCTCATCCAATAAAAGTAGATTCGTACTAGCACTATTTTTCATCTTTGCTATTGTTCGCCAAGTAAATACAAGTGCTAAGTCAATACGTTGTTTTTCACCTTCACTAAATGAAGCGTAACTAAATTTATCTCGATGTCTGGACTTAATAGTTTCTTTAAATGTTTCATCTAAATCAAACTGTACGAAAAAGTCCATTGCTGCTAAGTATTTATTAACTAATTTATTAATAACAGGTAAATATTGTCTAATAATCTTAGTTTTAATACCAGAATCCTTTAACAAAGAACTTGCTATATCGTGATAATGTTTATCTTCATTCAAAGAACTTTTTTCATTTGACTTTCCTACAACATTTTTAGCAAGTTCTTTTAACTTCTTTTTCTCGTCATCAATGTCTGCAACCTGAGTGGTTACTTCATTCTTTTCAATAGTCAGACGCTGTATTGTTCTTTGGTCTGCAATAATAGAGTTTTGTGTATCTTGTATCTTACTTTCAATATCACACCACTCCTCATACAATTTATCAAGTTCCTCTAACTTAACATCTAAATCTGTTAGAGCATTTTCAAATTCTTCTACAGACTTTATTTTTTCATCTGTAATTTTTTGCTTGTGTTCATGTGGAATACCTTGTTTACAAGTAGGACACTCCTCATTATCAGAATAGAAATTTAATTCTGTTTTTGCTTCTGAGAGTTTTCTTGTAATTTGTTTTCTGTATTCATTAAACTTTGAGGCTCTTTTTGTAACATCACCCAATGAAGTCTTCTGCTCTGTGAGATTTTCAACCTGTTCTGTAAGTGCATTAATTGTCTCTTGCGTTGCATCTATATCCTCTTGTATTTTGCTAACACGATTCTTTTTATTTGTCTCTAAAGTATCTATATATTTCTTCTGTAGTGTTGCCTTCTCTTTAGCAATCTCAATCTCACCTTCTAGAAAACGTAGCTTCTCTTTTAAGCTATCCATTTTTTGTTTCAACACTTTATTCATTGTTGTAAAAATTTGGATATCTAATATATCCTCAATAATTTCTCTTCTAGCACCTAAATGTAATTGCATAAAAGGTGTGAACGAAGCACTACCCAAGACACTTATCTGTGTAAAAGATTTGTAATTTAGTTTTAAGATGCCTTCTTCTAGATACTTTTGATAGTCCCTAACGTTGGCGTCCTGATTTACTCTTTCACCATTAACTTCTATTTCAAAAATACTGGGAGATGCTCCTCGCCTAACTAGGTATTTGTTCTTGCCTATCTCAAACTCAACTTCCACCATAAGTTTTTTCTTATTAATAGAATTGATGAGCTGTGGTTTGGATATATTTCTAAAGGGCTTGTTAAACAATGCGTAAGTTAGAGCATCTAGAAGTGTAGACTTACCACTTCCGTTGTCACCCACAATTAATGTATTAGGACTTCTATCTAAAAGGATTTCTGTAAAAGAATTTCCTGTAGATAGAAAGTTTTTCCAGCGTACCTTCTTAAAATAAATCACTCGAAATCTTGTGCCTCAATGTATAAAGTCTGTAAAAGATTTTTTAATCTTTCTTTGTCTGCATCTGTTGACACCGTATCTACATATTCTTTTAGCAATGTCATCGTGTCTTCTAAGTTGATATCTTCGCCTATAGCCTCGTCCTCAAACTCAGAAAAGTCTTCAATAATTTTTAACTCTATTGGATTTTGTTGATATAGATTATCTATAAAAGAATCAAATTTAGCAAAGTCTGTTTTCTTAGTAACAATTACCTTTAAACAGCTGCCACTAAAAACATTATAATCACAACTGTCAGAAACGCAAGAGTCTCCACTATCGTCATAGTATAATTTATGGAACATCCTAAACGGGTTATTAACATATTCAAGCTCTGCTTTATGCGTGTCAAATATGGCAAATCCTCTTGGGTCTTCGTAGTCCGACCACGTGATCTCGTAAGGGTTGCCCATGTATGTGATATTACCTCTGCTATGCCTATGATGAAAATGCCCACTAACCACAAGCTCAAAATTATGAAAGCTAGAAGGGTCCATACCATGAGGATTAGGCATGCCAGGAAGCATGTCATAACCTGCGAACTCAAAATGCCCGAAGCAAGTCCTCGCGCGCGTGTTTTTAATCTGTTCCATTGATTGTTCATAGTTTTCCCCGCATATCCAAGGCATCATTAAAACTAGATGCCCATCTAAGTCAACTACCTCAGGTTCCTGGTGTATGATTATGTTATCATACTCTTGTAATAACAAGTTAGGAGAGTTGACATCGTTTGTGTTTTTATAATAAGTGTCGTGATTGCCAGGAATCATATGAATATCAATACCTAAGTCCCTGGCTTTGTCAAAGAAATATTCCTTACAAGACTTTAGTGTATTGTAATTTATATATTTTCGTCTGTCGAACGTGTCTCCCAGATCGAAAATAGTTTTAATGCCATGTTCTTCTAAATAGGGGAAAAAAGTTTTTTCATAAAACTTTCTAAAGTAGGCATCAAACTGTATATTATCGCTTCTTGCACCAAAGTGCAAGTCCGTAATTAGAGCAACCTTCATTAATCAATCTCATATATCGCCGAGTTGGCTCCGTGCTCACTAACTTCACAAGATACACAATAGCATCTACCATTAGTTATATCTTTTACTAATCCATCTGCATACCAAAATGCTTGTTCTGCAAACTTTTCACACCCAACACCTGGTAAGACATTTACTACTGCAAGTCCTTTGTCTTGTAATGACATCAATTCTTTTATTTCTGGATCGTCTTTGTCTACAACAAGAGTATGATCAAAATTATTTTTTAGCCATTCCTTTAAAGGCTTTAACCCACCAAAGTCTACTGCCCAGTTCTTATCATCAAGTGCATGTGTTCCAAACTTAAATTTAAAAGATAGTGCGTAACCATGCAACAAAGAACAATGACTGTGTGTAGCATTGGGTTGTCTGAAGACACAGGAAAGTCCTTCATTGTGTCCGTATGTTTTTGTTGACAAATGTCTATGTTGCATTTATTGCTCCTAAATTTTTATATATGTTGTTTGCTGAGAAATATTCCTCAGAAAGGTGTTGTTTAGTAGTTTCAATTGCCGTTTGTACTTCTTCACTATCAAAGTTTTCAATCAACCATTGTAACTTTTCCTTCATAGGAGTTTTATATTCTACTAAAAAGTTTTTAGCATTCGTTGTCCATTCTGAAGGATATTTAAAAATATCTGGATACATTTCAGTATAACTTAGTCTATCGGGAACCAAAGGTATTCCACCTGCGTGCAATATTTCATAACAGCTTATACCCAATGTTTCCTGTAAGTTTGCTGAGAAAACAACCTTGGACCTTGCCAACAATTTGTGATAAGCATCCTTAGTTAAGTTTTTATCTTGGCATGTAATAAATTCATATTCACTTTCCCAAGACAGTGCATTAAAAATATCTACTTGCTTTTCGGGTGCTAACCTGTGAGGAAAAAGAACAATGTTTTCTTTTTGTTCTGCAGGCTGAATTTGCTCTGAGACATATTCCATAGGCCAACCAGCTCTAGTAACTTTACCACTCGGCATGTATCTAATTCTACCCGTTCTTTCATCTACATCTAATAAGTTTTCAAAGAACATCCTAATGTGAAAGTCTGTAGCAAAGTAATTGAAATCGATTGCCTCAAATAAAGACTTTTCAAAGTTTCTTACCCAACGAGCATCGCCTATAAGTCTGCCTAAAAAGTCTGCGGGGTCATAACTACCAGCATGCCAAAGTGCATGTATTTTAATTGGAACATTCAACAGTTCCGACATATATTTTAGATTAATAATACCTGGATGCCAAGCATCAGCAAAAACAAAATGATCGCCAGGATTAATTTCGTTGTTAGAGAATAATTTAGAAAACTTTTCTACCTGTACAGATTTATATACATTAGTTCCAGAAAAGTTTAAGAATGCACCAGGTGTTGTACATGCCGCAATGTGTTCAGGACCATCAATTACTGTAACTTCAAGTCCCTGTTCTTTTATCATTTTAGGAAAGTGTTCTTTCCACTGAGAAGTATATCTACTCTCTACACTTTCTAAATCAATTAAATAAATCATTTGTTACAATGCCGCCGTTCTCATTATCTTCGTAAACTTCTACTTTAATTCCACGCTTAGGGTAATTAATTTCAATGTAGTCTAACAAGTCCTCTGCTAACATTTCACAAGACTTGTAATCAATATCCATAGCACCTTCTTCAAATAAATTTTCGAGCTCACGTTTAAATAAAATAAATTCAACATCACGGTCATCGTGATGTACTTCTAATGTTACATAGAAATGAAACATGTGGCGATGGGGGTATTGCAAAAACTCTACCCCTTTAAGTTTTTTTGCTGCTGGGTATTTGTGTATACCCTCTTTTTGAAAACTTACTTTAATATGTCTTTTAGCTACAGGCATGAAACCACTCCGGTGTTTGTCTATTAGTCCACACAGCAAACCTAGTTTTGTACTTGTTATAATACTGACGATATGCCGTTACAACATCAGAATGTTTAACGTCGTCTGGCATAGCCTGTGGTACCTCAGTGCCAGGAATATTAGGAATATTCTCAGGCGGTGTGCTTAGTATATGCTCTAATTTAGTCTGTGTCAAGTGCGTTCTGCCATATCTGAATGTGTATTCTTTACACAATTCTAACCAAGCATTATAGAGCTCGTTATAGTTTTCTACAGATTCTCGTACCCACTTTGCCGTTGGATGATTGATGTGCGATGCCTTATATAAAATATCTTCTAGTTCAGCATCTTTCATACGCCAACGCTTAATGCGTCGATTGTTAGCAGTTTTGTCAATATACAACTCACCGTCTAATACACGATGTGCAGTACACATAAGTTGACAATACTCTGTAGGCATCTTAACAGCATGCTTGTCTAAATGATATCTAGCTGCATGCGTAAGATTGTTTGACAGTTTAAAATAATTCATGACATTAAGTTATTAAATAGTTCCTCAAACTCTGAGTTCAAAGTAGTTTCTTCAGAAAAGTTTCCTTTGTGATATGCTCTAGCAATTCTACGTAAAAGTCTACGATCAATGCCTTCCTCATCGTGAATCTTTTTAATAATTTCTCTAACAAGTTCACGCTCTGATTCTGATCTAGTCATAGAGTTAGAGATTTCTACGATAGCGTTTCTAATTTTTTGTGCATCCATTATGTAAATAACTCCTCAAGTGATAGTGGTGCTTCTTCCCTAACAGGTGCAGATTTCATACTGCCACCTAGATAAGGATTGTTGTACCAATAGTTAAACGCATCCGGATCTTTAATATCATATAAATTTCTGTATGCGTGTTCTAGTTTTAACTTACGAGCAAATTTTAACAGTTCGTCAGAATTTGTCAAGATCTTTTCTACGTGTTTGGTAAAATTGTGTATGCTCATTAGAATAAAAGCAGTTCTAATCTTTAACCATGTATTTAAATCGCTGTTTTCTTCTAACCATGTTGTACTGTTGGTGTTCATAATTTTGTGAAAATCTTTAACAGAAACGCCTAAATCAATCACTTTATTGACGTCATCGTACATTTCTAGGTAGTAATTTGAGAATTTTCTATTAAACTTAACTGTGGCCTCATTCATATAATAAAGGCCTGTTTCTACTGCTCTGGAGTGCGTTGTGCTATCATATGATATAACAACGTCCTTATATAAACCGTTTTGTAAAAATATAATATAAGGAAGCAACCTACGTAAAGCACCCACACCTAGAATGTGAATGTGTAGTTTGCCGTTTTCATCTCTAATTGGAACTTGACTAGCAATAAATGCTCGTTGTATATCTTCTAAATTGCCTGTACCCAAGGCAGCAGCACCCATGGCGATACCGCCTAGTTTGTTATGTTTCTCTTGTGGTACTTCTTCAAGAATGTAATTTGCCCACTCCATATAGGTATCATAACAATTACCTTGTAAAATTACAAATGGTTTACATTTACTGTTAAACTTGTCAAAGATCTCAAATTGTCGTTTGATATTTTTTCCCGTATCTCTTGCACATTTCTCATGTGCCTCACGGTTGAAAAACCTCCCTTTAACATCATTCCTATCAGAACGATCACCAACCAATGTAACAGGTATCTCGTCAAAACACATTCCGACATCAGCCCATTGTGCCTGATTCTCATAGACTTTATCTTTTAATTCGGGTGTTATTGTTTTACCTTGAGTTACTACCTGCAAGCCACCGGAGTCTGCATGGATAGACTTAATGTTGTCTTTATAGACTTTGAATCTTTCACCAAAACTTGATTCTGTATAAGCATTATACAGCATTGAAAACTCATGGGAGTTATGATCTTGTACGGTTTGGGAAAGTAGTTCGTTTACAATTCCTACATTAATATCATCACCTGCAATCTTAGGATTGCTAAGTCTCATATAGGAAGTTCCGGATACTACATACTCTAATTTCATGATCTCAATATATCTAATAATAATTTAGTTTCTGCAACGGCATCGTGCAGTGCGTTATGGTTAACACCTGTTTTTTCAAGACGGCGACCAAGAACATTTGCCATAGTCCTCAAGCAGTAAATGTCCCAGAACATCCACGGATATTTATTAGTTGGAGGACGTTGACTGTTCCAACCTGTGGCTGTATATGCTGACTCTAAAATAACAACGTCAAAGTTAGCACCAAATCCCCAAATAGGAATAGACGTGTCGCCATAAAATAAAGCAAATTTATCCAAAGCCTCATCTAATGGCACAGGGTTTTCTTGCCACATCTTTCTGGCTTGAGGTGTCTGCTCTTTCCACCACTCTATTGTATGTGGGTCTACATGTAATCCATAGTCTTTGCAAGATCCTGGATCTACATTAATAAAAAATTCTTCTGTAATTCCGTCTTGTATTGTAAATGCAACAGCACCGATGCTAACAATACATGCGTTAGGTTGTGTACTTAGCGTCTCTAAGTCTACAACAATTTGTCTTTTAGAAACGTCCACTACCCAATTCCTGTAATTCTATATTGTGCATAAATTCATTTTTAAGAGCAGAGTCTGTGCGTAACAAACCTTTTAGAACTGTGGTTTGTGTAGAACTATTAGAAGATCTAATGCCTCTATTTTCACAACAACCATGTCGTGCTCTAATATAAACACCTACTGCTTTAGACTCAGTTAGCCTTTCAATTTCTTTAGCAATCATTTCGGTAAGTTCTTCTTGTAGGTGTCCGCGAGATGCTAAGTGTTGTGCTACTCTCGTATATTTAGATAATCCAATAACCTTTTGTCCAGGCATACAAGCAATGTAACAAACACCTTGAACGGGTTGATGATGGTGAGAACACATGCTTTTAATGTCTGATCTAATTACAATTAATTGTTCGTAATTATCTTCATTAGGAAAGGAAGTAACCGCAGGGGGCTTTTCGTATCTACCACCCATAATTTCTAGTACATACATTTTTGCTAGACGCCTAGCGGTGTCCCTACTGTTAGGATCATTTTCAGTATCAATAACTAGAGACTCTAGAACACCTTGAAACTTTCCTTCTAGTTCGTTAATTAGTTGATCGTGCTCCCAGCTCTCAATATGTTGTGAGATGTTATCACACGCAAAGAAACGAACACCTCTTTTCTTAAGGCGTTCTGCGATTTCCTGACTTACAGGCTTTCTATTTTCCATTATTTAAATTCTCCCACGGAAATACTATCCAATTTGCGTTATTATATAACGTCATTCCCTCAATGTCAAGTGCTATATCTGACCGTTTGTTAAAAATGGTACCGTATTTAGCAAGCTTGGTTTGTGATTTCATTTCAGTTATTGTTTTACCTGTATCTAAAATGTCATCAAATATCAATGTGTCTGGTTCATCATTCCTTAATAAGGTACCCAGATCCCGTTGAGATCCGTCCCTTGTTTGCCATATGAATGGTTCGAATGGCACATTTAGGAAGTGTGAGAGCATTACCCCCGGGACTAATCCTCCTCTTGATACCCCTAAGATTTTGTTTACGGGAAAGTCTAAGTTTTTGCATATTGACTCCATTATTAATTCTAAATCCGACCACTGCACAAATAATTGTTTTTTACTATCATCTATCTGCATCACGTACCTATTTGGTTGCCAAACACATAAGCATGATTACGAGTAGCAACCTTGTATCCTCGTTTCATAGCTTCGACACAAATGTCTGCTACTTCTTCTTGTTCTTCTTTTGTAGCACCCACAGGCATAATCCAAATATCTGGCATAGTCATTTCTGCAAAAGAACAATACTCTTGAACTTGCCGTACATATTCTTCTAGTTCAAACCAACTTTCTTCTGATCCGTTACAAACAAATTTAAGACAACCAGTGCTAACAGTATTAAAAAGGTAAGACATAAAGTTGTCTACATCTACCCTGTCTATTTCGCCTGCGGTATGTAAAGTCTTTGGACTAATAGCCCAATGCCAACGAATGCCCATTTCAGCTAAGAATATGTTTATATAATCTTGTAAATCTTTGCTTAGTTTTTTTGTGCCGTTTGTTTCTACTGTAATGATCTTAGGAACATTTCCTCGAATAAGAAACTCATTAACAATGGCTTTCATTTGCCTTTGTTGTAGCATAGGCTCACCACCAGTAAAGGCAAGCATATTTTCTTGTTTTGTTATAGGATGTGTAAACTTACCGTAAGGTAAAAGTTCTTCTAATTTATTACAAGCTTCTTCTGGGTTTGTATCTTGTGCGAGATGTTTATACTTCATAGACCAAGAATAGGAAGAGTCGCAACCATACTCCCACACAGGAAGGTCTTCTACACGCTTAACATCTATTAAGTCATAATCTTTATAGGGAAGTTTCCATGTGCTTGGATCTGAGGGAGTAGCTTGTCCAAAACCATTACACTCTAAGTTACAACCAAAAAATCTAATCCAAACAGTTGGAGTTCCTGCGAGCTCTGCCTCACCTTGGAACGAATAGAACATTTCTGAATAACGAACTTTCATGATATACCTGTGTTAAATAAAACGAATTATATTATTATTTAGAAGAAATGTCAAGCTCTTCTGTGTTTGAATCTGACCTTTTATCTAAATACTTTGGTCTTCGTTTAATAACCTTTTTCTTGGACTGTTCTTCTTTATGCTTGGCTTCTTCTCTAGCATTGTTGTCCAATTGTTCTTGCATCCACTTTAGATATTCATTTGTTTGCGGGTCGTTGTCACCAACCTCATCCATTAAACTTTGTATATCTATACTCTGAAGATACTTAATCTTTTTGTTAATCATGTCTTTCTCTTTCTGTATTCTGCGCAAGAAAGCATAATAGGTTATTTGTGTGAAGTATGCGAATGGGTTTTTAGATTTTTCTGGATCAAAGTTATCAATATATGTTAAACAGTTTTCAATGCCGTCCAACACCATTTCATCTCTAAAAGTATAATTGATAAAATTAGATTTCATAGATAAGTGATTTGCAATCTTAATAAAGCACTCACCTAAATAGTCCGTTACAGGTGGTTTGTCCCGCCCTTCTTCCTGGGCAGCTAAAACACTCTTCTTATACTCTGATATTTTTTGATAGAACTCTTTGTTGTCAACATAGTGAGCTCTTACGTTTTCTTTCATTTTGGTCTCCATTATAAAAATTTTTCTTGACAAGCGTAACGCTTAGTCGTATAATTCGCTATGTAGCGACAAAAGGATAATACACTTTAGTAATTATTTAATGTACTGTCTTTTTAACATTGTTCATAGCATCAATCATTTTATTTAATGCTTCCTCTTCCTCAGCGGAAACATAATCATCTTCAAATATTCCTTCATCTTCAACAAATGATCCTGTATACTCTACACTCTGTTTGTATACGGTGTCAACCAATTGTTTATATGAACGGTAAAACCTTTCTGATAAGGGATATGTTGTTATAACATTTATATCGTCAAAAGTTACTTGAATAGAATCCGTCATAGTCAAATAAGGTCTAATATGATTTATTTCTCCCAACCCTCTAGGGCCCGGTGCTGGCATTGACAAATACTCCAAAGGATACAAAACTGTAATTCCTTCTTGGGTTCTGTCTGTATAGCCTATAATATTTTGTCCACCTAACAGGCGAACAACTAATATTTGGCTTTCCTCATTTAACATCTATCTTTACCAACTTATAGTTAAACTTTTCTTCATTATATATTTTGATCCTTTCTATCATATGTAGAAGTGTATAATTCTTCTTAGACTTCCAGGATAAGTCGTCTCCTATATCAAACAGATTACAAGAAACTTTATTATCACCCTTTCTCAAACCCCTTCCTATTGACTGTAAGTTCCTAATTCTAGACTTACTAGGAGAAGCAAAAACAATATTATGTAAGTTCCTTATATTTATACCCGTTGAAAATGTGCCGTATGATGCGATGATAATTGCATCTGATTCTTTTTCTGTAATAGAACGAATCTGTTCTCTAGTTTCTGTATCTGTACCACCGAATACAAAAAAGACCTTCCTGCCATCATTTACCTTTTCTTTGATCATCTCATAAAGGACTTTACCATGCTTCTCTACATATTGAAAAAGTACAAGGGTATTTCCTTTTTGTGTTATAGATAAGTTTCTAATAATTACATTACGACTATGATTTGTAACAAGCCAATCCATCTCTTCTTGATAGTTCATTTTTTTAACTAACTGACGATCAGAATCTTTATACTCTAAAATCATTCCTATAATTTTTAAATCGGCAACCTGGTTTTCATCCATAAGTTTTTTAGTGGTTGTAACCTTGTATACAGATCCGAAGATGCCTTCTAAAACCAACTTATGTGTTTTAGTGCCATCCAAAGTTCCAGTAGTTCCTATTCTATAAGGAGTATTAGAGCATTTGTCAAGGATTGTAGTTAATGATTTTGCTTTAAACTGATGTGCTTCGTCGCCATAGACAACATCAAACTTTTCAAACCAGGACTTTGGAAACTTATAGATTGATTGCCAGGTTGAAATTGTGATAGGAAACTCGTTGGACTTTTCTTTGCCACCGTAAATCCTATGACAGTTTTCAGAGACCTTCCAATCAACTGCTGTAGCATAGTCTTGAAAGTCTCCGTACATCTGTTCTACCAACGAAGTGGTTGGTACTATGATTAATTGTTTTCTTCCTAGCTGTTGATGATAACGAACCAGGGAATATATAATGAGAGACTTGCCTGAAGCAGTGGGAGACAATAGGAGACTCCTACCTCTATTAATTGCTTCTGTGATTCCGTCAACTTGATAGTCTCTAACTTCAATATCTTTTCCATTGCTTTGTAGTTTTAACTCCTTTGTAAAGGTTTCAACGTAAGTCTTTGATACGGGATCGCCAATATCTTTGACATCTAAATTTAAATCGTACTCCAGTGTGTTGGCAAACTCTTGCAAATACGGCAAAAGCCCAACATATAATTCTTTTCTGTATATGTTAAATAATCTAGCTTTACCGTCCCACATACGATTACGGTAAAGAGGCATAAAACGAGCACCTGGAACATCAAACGTAAAATAGTCGTTGAGTTCTTGAGCGATACCTGGATCAGTATCGACTAATAAATGTACTTCGTTTTTCTTTGTGACTTTGATCATAACAAACCGTTCGTGAACTTAGTCCACTCTACTGCATTCTTGATATCCCATGTACGACTGTTCAGGGATCTCATGACAGTTTCAACAAATTGGAAACATGTTTTAGCATACTCTAACCTGTCTGCAAGTTTTATAATATCTGCATCGCTATCTAAAAACTCTTGCATTTCATTTTTAAGTGGCTGGTTTCCCAAATACTGATCCCAACCAAGAGCCTCTAACTCTTCTCTACTGAGTTCACCTCTGTAGTATTTCCACTTTGTCCTACGTAAAGCAAGCATCTGAGATTCATACTTACGAACCATAAGTCTATAGTTAGACAAATGATTTAAATATTTAGAATGTAACTCTGCTGTACGAACTGACTCTGAGCCTAAATTAAGCTCATCTATTTTACAATCCTGTTGCCACATATTCTGTATTTCATCAAGTCGCATAATATACTCCTAGGTGCTATATATAAGACATTATACACGAAACGGTAAAGATGTCAACGGTTAAGAATACCGTTTATATTTCTGCACTGATAATGTATTGTCTATACCTAAATGTAGCTAGTCCTTGGAAATACTCTGTATTACCTGAGGATATATCAAAGTCTAACCCACTTAAAGCAATAGGGAAAGCATCTTCAAATATAATTCTAGCGATTGGGTTATTATTAGAGTCCAAAACGAATAATGTGGCATCGCTTTTTTCTCCTAAATTGCCCTGTCTATGTTGCTTAAGATCAGGGAACCTGTAAGCCTGTTTTTGGGCATACTCTTTATACTCATCATGGTCTTCTGGGAAACCCAAACCCCTAAGCCAATTATAGAGTTCAGTATAGTTTAAAAGGTTCTCCTGTATTAGGAACCTAATTTGTAGCTCGCCAAACTGTAACTTATCGCCCGGTTCAGCATAGTCCACTAAGGGTGTTGCTACAATAGGAGTACCCATTGAAACATCCGGTATGTTTGCAGACTGACAAAAGAAAGACACGTTTGGAATATTGTGAACTAAAAACTTAAATCCGTTTGGCCTTAAATAATCTAACTCACTTGGATTGCTAGCTTCAAAACTTGCCTCTGTTATGTTTATCAGTTTGTCTACCACTACCTACCTTGCCCTCTATACTTTTTATATGAACGTTTTTTATGCTTGTTCATATGAGACATTGAGCACTTTACGCTCCTGCCTCTGCCACCTACACCTTGCGAGGTAGCTTTTTTAACGTGGTTAATCACTGCTTTACCACTGTTCCATTGTTTAGCCATAATATTACTCCTTTAACTAACGTTATTTATAAAACAAAAAAAGAGGGGCTAATGCCCCCCTTCAAAAATGTTCCCTAGGGGAATCTTTTTATTTTTATTACATAAGGTTTGTAACCTTAACTGATCTGTAGTATTGGTTTCTATCTGCAGTAAAGTTATCTGCGTCTGTAGAACCATCGGATGCCAATACAAACGGGTTAGCGATCATTCCATATCGAGTTTTGAAACCGATTTTAGGCTGGAATGTGCTAGGATCAATTGCTCTGACCATCTGTAAAGGAACATACGGACAGTAGAAAAGACCTGCGTCATAAGGGCTAGTTCCTTTGTAACCTACAACATAGAACTGGCTAGCAGCGCCTGTGTTTGCAGAATAAGGATCAATGTATACTCTGTAGCGACCGTTTAATACACCAGCGAAAGTGTTACCTGTGTCATCAACGTTTAAGTTAGTTGAAAGTGCTGGAGCGTAGTCAAGTACACCTGCCATTGCCATTGCAGAAGCTACGTCTGCGGAACAGATAATAAAGTTACCTTTTCCTCTACGTGTGTCTTGTGCAATTACGTTAGCGTCTCTTTCGATGTTGAACAATAAGCCCTTGAATCTTTCAACTGACCAACGTCCATTTGCATCAACGTCTAAGTCAAAAGTACCAGGGGTTGCTGTAGAAGCAGAACCTGTTTTAGCTACTTTGTAAATAGTTCTAATAACTTCTCTGTTGATTTCAGCTAAGATCTCTTGAGAGAGGATGTTAGAAAGTTCTGATTCTGCATCAAGACCATGAATAGCTTTAAGGTCCTGTGCAAGTTCAACAGTGTATTCTGCTTTCAGTGCTCTGGACTTAGCTGTAACGGTTGTCTTCTCGATCGAGAAAGCCATTTCGTTAAGTGTTGTAGAGTCACCAAAACCTTCTGCTGTAGAAGTAGAAACACCATTACCTGTTGTGTAAGTACCATCAACAGGGTTGGAGCCGGCATGTGTGCCTGCGCCAGAGAAGTCTGTATCGGCTTCGTTGAACAGGGCTTCTGTGCCTGTCTGAGAAGAGTAGTGAGACTTCATGGCAAAGATTAAGCCTGTAGGTCCAGTCATTGGCTGAACACCACAAACATCATAAGCCATAAGATTAGGCAATGCACGTCTAACTAAGCTGATCAAAATAGGATCATAGTTATCAATGCTTGAACCTGTTTGGTTTGCGTGTGTTGCTTCGAAAAGAGCAGCCTTTTCTTCACGAAGAGCTTTCTCTTGGTTTTCGAGAACAACTGTGGTTACTGCCTTTTTGTAGCTATCTTTGATCTCAGAAAGATCAGGATGAGCTAAAACTGGCTCCCACTTTTTTTGTAGTTCTTCTGTTAGAAACATTTAAATTTCTCCTTGTTTTTACAGTTACTATTATATAACTTATTTATTTATAATAAATTACTTTTTGATTAAAACTTTTGCGACTTAGAAATAGCTGCTGTGTATCTAGACATTACACTATTTTCAACTAAAGCTTCAGCCTCAACAGTATCCTCTAACTTCTCAGAATCAACTGACTGCTCTTTGGGGAAATAATTTTCCTTAACTACAGTAAGTTTCTGTCTGTAAAGCTCTTCGCTACCATAAGAAATATCTTCTACTAACGATGCAAATTTCTCTGCCTCTGTAGAAGCTAAGTCTTCAGCTACTTCAGCGAAAACTCTTTCTTTCTTAAGTTGGTTAGCTTCGTTACTAAGTTCAACGTTGCTCTCGGTTTGCTCGTTTAAACGAGATTCCAATTCGTCGATCTTTTGCTGCATCTCACCAAGAACATCATATTTTTCTTCTGGAAGTTCAATGTAGTGCTCTGTGAACACCTGTTGCATGCTCTTAATAAAGGACTCAGTAACTTCTGTTCTGATTCCACTCTCAAGTGCAAGCTCATTTTCCTTCATCCAGTTCTCAGTAACATAAGAGAGGTATTTGTCGATGCTCTCAACTAATCCTTCTTTAGCTGCTTCAAATTCTGTGTTAAACTGTTCAGTAAGTTCGGCTTCAATAGCCTCGACTTCTGATGTGACACGTGCTGTTAAAACTGCCTCAAAAATGTTTGCGGCCTTAACTTTGAACTCTTCGCTGAGATGTTCTTCGTCTGCGAACAAGGCTTCTAGGTCAGCCTCGAAAAGTGCTTCGGCTTCTTCATCAGTGTCTTCTTCTACAAGTTCTTCAGCTTCGGCTTCAACTTCCTCAACTTCATCTTCTTGCAAAACTTCTTCTTCTGCTTCTGCTTCAACAACTTCGTCTTCAACAATAACTTCTTCTTCTGACTCTTCAACTTCTTCTTGGTGAACGTTACCAGCAGATGTAGACTGAGCTACAACTTTTCTGGGGTCTTCCTTATCGTCGAAGTTAGGTGCCTTACCAGCGCCTTGTCCTGCTGGAAGAGTATTGTCTTTAGAAGACTTAGCAGATGCTGCCTTTCCTACCTCTGATGTTAATCCGCCTTCTGCATTGCCAGTACCACTAAGGTCTTGCATTTCAGGATTTGGATTAGAATCGCCTTGGGTAGGGTTAGTAGCATCACCTTGCTGCTTATCTAAAGGACGGTTTGCGGCGCCCTCCATAAGTTCTCTAATTTTGGATTCTACTCCCATTGTTTTCTCCCTTTTACGGTTGTTTAGTTTACTTCTAAATTATATTTATATTTATTTAAATTTTGGACAATTTATTCAAGAAACTTTCAAAAACTTTTAACTTTGTTGCCTCAAGTTCTCTTGACTGAGCCTTTTTAATGGCTTCCTGTGCTAAATAAGCGTCTTGTTCTTTCCAAACACCATTAACAAAAGCCCACTCTTTATTCTCCATAATACCACGTACAAAGGCGTCTGGTGCTGAGGGGTCAGCTACAATGTCTGCTGCTGTTGCTAACATAAAATCGTCCTGGACTTCGTTAACACCATCCTTGGTCTCTTTAAGAGTACCTAACCCTCTTGAGCTAACACCAAGGTTAGCACCTTCGTCTATAAGTTCCTTGACGATTCTACCCATAGGCGTGTCAAGAATCTTTGCCTTTCCAATAAAATTGTCTCCGTCCTCTTTTAGACCGACAATCATATGTGAAACTCTATCTAAATTAATTGTAGGACCATCAGGGTGACCAAGTTCGCCGTAGGCACGTTTTTTGTCGATGTTCTCTTTAGTGTAACGTGCAACCTCTTTCTCCATGATCTCTCTAGGATACATACGTCCATTTCTGTTTGTAATGTTAGACTGTAAGAAAGGCCCTTCAATAAAGTAAGACTTCTTACCTGTCTCTTCATTTAACTCAGAAAGGTATTTAATTTCTTCTGTTACTTCTGTAATAAGTTTCATGTTATCCTAAACTCCCTAAAGCACCTTGATGCTGTTGTGATCCATAACCTGCGGATTTGTTAAGTTCGAGAATGAGAACTGCATCACCATTAGAAATATTAATGTCAATGTCTGATGTGTTTTCTGTGTTCTCAACGAAACCATACCAATCGGTAAACCCTACACCGTGCAAGTGTGCAATAGTTGTGCCGTTTCTAGCAATTGTAATTGCAGAGTTTTTATCGCAGTACCAGTGTATCTTTGTAATGTTTACTTCTGGTGTGCCTACCGTTTCGGATGCCTTTTTGATATCAACATCCAAGTCGATTGTCCCTGTGTCCCCGCCAGTTCCGCTGACTCTGACGACGGCTTGGACTTGTGTCAACTTTAAATTAGAACTAGCGAATGCCATCTATGTGTCTCCCGGTTATTAATTACTTCTTCTTATGATTACCGTGAGAGCCTTCTTCCAAAACTTCTACATCTGGATCGTCTATCTCTACGGTTTCTACTCCATGCTCAAACATTACTTTGTACCAAGAAACATGCCCCAAGTCATCTGGTTGTGCATGTTCCCCTAAAATAGGTGTACCCTCTTTCCACTCTTTGTGGAAAATTTTGCTTGCGCACATGTGTTGATCGCCTGGCAAAGAACCTTTCTCTACGCCATCAACAGGTGCCTCAGCGATGTCATCTACTTCAACACCATTTCTAAAATCTTTAAACGTCTTCATCGTCGTCTCCTGTTTGTTGGTCTAGATCCACAGTTTCAGGTTCTGCGGCTGGGTCCACTTCATGTATGTGTTCCTCGCCGTCTGCCAAACCCATTGCTTGCAAATCTGGATTTTTAAATACGGATGAAGCTAATTCTGCCTTAAAATCATTGATAGCATTATTAGCTCTATCCTGCATAATTGAATTAAACTTGTCCTGGACCTCACTAGCTTTTCCACTAGCAATGCTGTCCATCATATCTTTAATCGCCTGTTGTTGGTCCATTATCTTCTCCTTCTTGATCTGGATTAAGAGGCTGTTCTAACATCATCTCTCTTTCCATTTCTTCAATCTCTTCATCTGTTAGCATTAAAATATTTTTTTGTACATACTTTTTGCTGTACAATGTGCCTATATAACTAGACACCCCGTTTAAAACTTCTACCCTGCTTCTTAAAATTTCTTGATTTTTTGACTCTGTATAATAAGCGTCAGAAGCAAATTCGTATATAATGTCATCTCTGATAGATTTCCAATCTTCTTCTGTAATTACTTTCTTTAAAACTAATTGTGTCTTAAGCAAGTCATCAAAGATGATAGCAAATTTATTTCTTAACTTAGCAACGAACTTTGTAAATTTTAATTCGTCTCTATTAATTTCTGCAGCTCTGCCAAAGTTTAAACCTGCTTGCTGCTGTAGGCGAGAAACCGGAACATTTAAAGACTGATACAATTTCTTTTGAAAGTATTCAACGTCCTCAATCTGCCCCAAGTTTTGTCCGGCGGGGAGTGTGTCTATATTTGTGCCGTTGCTACCTTCTCTACGTGGAAGCCAAAAATCTTCCAACATAGACATAAACTTCTTATCGTCTCTAATCTCGCCAGTGGATGCATCGTATACTAACTTATTACGATAACGATCCATAATGTCTTTTAGATATTGTTCTGCCTTTTGCGCTGGCAAGTTACCAACATCTACATAAAATATCCTTCGTTCTGGCGCCCTTGTAATACGATAAATTACAACAGCGTTTTCCATCATTCTAAGTTGATTAGCGGGCCTTATTGCCTTATGTAAGTAAGATAAAGCAATTCCTTTATCTTGATCTACTAATCCACTTGGCGCGTATGTTATCGCGTCTTTAGTAATCTTTAAGGCCTGATCGTTAGCTGTGGCCTTATATTGTCCTGGCTTATTAGCAATGCCTTTGTCATTAAAAATAAAGAACTCTTCTACACTCTTAACAAACTGTATACCATCTGCGTTCTTTTCTTTTTTAACTTCTCGGACCTTTGTAATTTTTCTAGGGTCAATATATCTAATGTCCCTAATACCTTGCCGAGGCTTTTCCATGTCGATAACTTTGTGGAAGTACATTCTTCCATCAATGTACCAACGTCTAAAGTAATCCTGTGCTCTATTTTTAAAATCTAAAATATCTGTTATATTTTCAAACTCTGCTAGAATTTGTTTTTTAACAGAAGCACTTAATTGTACCTTATCCAAATTTAAAGTAATTGGATCTTCATCTTCTAAATTACTTAGACTATCATTGACAATATCCTCAATGGCAGCATCCACGTCAGCCATTAAGGATATGTCTCTATACCTTTTAATAAGCTCGGCTTCATTATTAGCAACCCCTTCTATATCTAGATAGGTGCCGTAATAGCCACCGGCTCTAATGCTCTCTACTGAGCCCTCGTCGGAAGGAGCCACAAAGGATTTCTCACTTTGTGGCATCTTCTCTCGAGTTATGTTAAACCCAAAAATCTTCATATTATATTAAACTCTTACGGTCGCCTTAAACGACGTCGTAATTCTGGTACTGGAATGTAACTGTAAACTCTTCGATAATATCGTTCTGTGCATACTGGAGTGCAATTTCTGACATTTGAATCGGAAATGCACTTCTTAATGTATATGTGCCGCCTGGCAATACATCGTCGTTACGGTCCAAGTGCTGAACTACGATATCGGCTTGGTAATCTGATGGATTTAGAGTACCTTCGTTATCTTCTTTGCCGTTCATCCCTTCCATCCAGAGTTCGAAAGCTTGTCTTAAAGACTGGCTTGTGTCGTTTACAATAGTAATTGTCCACGGATCGAAAATTCTTTCGCCTGCCAATTTTACTTCACGACCTCTGTACTGTATAATAGCTGGGTTAACAGTTGAAGCAGGAAGTGCTGCACCTGTAACCAATAAGCTATATGACGGATCAACGCCTGGAACATAACTAGGGAAGCCTAATAACACCCTAAACTGATTAGGACGTGCTCCACCTGCGCCAAGTCGGGCTTTAAATTCTGAAATATTCATTAATGTCTCCTATTTACTTTTTATTTATAACCCTTAAGCGCCAACTTCCTCAAAAGAAACTCCTGTTCTTGTTGCGATGAAGTTAAGTTGAATAAAGTTAATAGACTTCGCAGGCTTCAAGTAAATGTCTGCAACAAACTCTTGTCTGTCAATTACTTCTTGAGTATTGTTGTTTTCATTACATACCACTTTAAAGTCATATAAACCTTTTCTGCCTTGAACGTCTCTCAAGAAAGGCTCTACTAAGCTAGTGAACTGTGCTCTTGTGAAAGCATCGTTAAATTCAAATAGCTGGAACTTAGCTGCTGTAGCTATTGCTTTTTCTAATACAATAAACAATCTTCTAACGTTGATTCTGTCGAAAGCGGAAGGCTTGTCTAACATAGTTCTGTCACCAAATAACAGGATGCCAGAGCCAGGGAAACCAACAATCGGGTTAACGCCTGCTTTGTAAATTGTATCTCTGTCTGTTTTCTTAGGTGAGTAAGCTAGTTTAACAGCATTCTTAATTTGACCTCTGTTGTAACCTGCTGGCGAATACCAAGGATCTGCTACTGTGTCAGTAATAACACAAAGTCCTGCGGTGTCACCGTTACAAGGAACAGTTCTATAAATGTCGTTGTATCTGTCGTACATTACTTTCCATCCACTGTCCATAACGGAGTAAGATGTTGTAGTGTAAGAATTTCTATCAGAAACAATGTCTGCTGCCTCTGAACCTGCGTTGTTTACTACGCTAGATCTCTGAGGTGAAACAAATGTTAAACAGTCTTTTCTTACTGTAGAAACATTGTCCTGAATCCACTTACCTACTGTAATGCTATGTCCTGCGGCCATGATCAAGGAAACGTCTACCTGCTCATCATTAGCAAATAGTTCGTAACCATTCTGAAGATCTCCGTCGCTAGGAGCTGCATCTGCGCCTGCTTGTAAAGAAGCATCTGCTACAGATGGTGCAATGTCCGTATCGTCCAAGACCTGGAACGTTGTTCCTGCCATGGTAGAACCCCAGTTAGATGCAGAAGCATCTTTCTTGGCTGGGTGATCCATCCAGTGAATCCACTCACTTTCACGATTAAGAACATTTTTATAATAGTTAGTTTCGCCCACAGAGTTTGTAGCGTCTACTGCTTTAGACAATCCTGCAAATTTTTCTAGGATTGTGCCTGCGACTCCTGTAATAGCTCCGTCTTCGTCAATGACGATAACGTGCATCTCATCTTGAGAACCGCCTGCTGCTGTAGCAGAAGCTGTGGTACCTGGAGTGTAATCGAAGTTACCTGCATAAGTCCACGTGCTAAAAGTTGCGCTGTCTGCGAAGGATACCTTAATGCTATTGCCTAAGGTTCCTGGGAATTTTGCTGCCCACATACCAACAGAATTATTTCCGCCGGCGTGGTTAAAAGCGTAATCATCAGCGTTCGATACAAGTACGCCTGCTCCAGATGCTGTAGCATTTAAAGCAGTGCTTCCAACTTTACGCACAACCTGAAGGTTGTTGCCATAAGCAAGGAAAGAAGCAGCTGTAAACCATACATCTGCTACGTCATTGTCAGGAACACCAAAGTATTTTCTTAAATTATTTTCTGAATCTATAGTGCGAATCTCGCCAACTGGACCCCACTTGAAATAACCACAGATGCCGCCAGATGTGGTAGCGACCGCAGGTACTACAGTAGTTAAATCCTTTTCTGTAACGAGTACGCCTGGTGATAGCTGAAAAGCCATGTTTTTCTCCTCGGTTTATTATGAATGACACAAGTTTTGTTTCATTCAATTATTTATAAAAATTAAAATTTAAGTCCTAATTCCTGTACTTTTTTTGCGTATTCTTCGTCCAACAACCAGTAGTCTCCGCCAATAACTTCTCCTTCTGGCTCATCATTTGACTTACGCATAACAAATGGCGTAAGATTTTGCTGAATACTTTTCATTTGCTGGTTATATAATCCCTCTCTAGTGTTTACATCTGTTAATTCCTTAAAAAAAGGATTAGCAGATAACCAACCAAATAATACCATACACATTACACAATCATCGTGATATCCTTCATCTGCCTGATAAGTATTACCTTTTTCAACAAACGTTGACATCTCATGTATAATGTCTGCGTCAAAACATAGAAGTTTTTGCTCTTCCATTAAAGATTTAAAAGCAAAACACCCCTGTCTCTTTACTTGTTTAGAAGTAGTTACTCCTAATTTAGTAGTTCTTCCAAAACCAGGAGACACAAACTGTCGTCCTTTCTCGGTTACTGTACTAAAAATATTATCGTATTCTATTTCCTCATGTAATATTTGTACGACTTGTTGGCCTATGTCGTTTGTTTCTACTAAGACATAAGCATTATTATAATCTTTTCCCACCTTAGATACCACTTCTGGGTATAACATAGGTGCGATCTTGTTATCTCTATACTTTGCTACAACCTTATAGGGCATTTCTGTTATATCAAAAACAACAAAGGCGGAATAATCTCCACCTATACCCCTAGCAGTGTCTACCGTTATAGCATAGAACCTATTTTCTTTAGGCTCTTCATATATATCCAAACCATTATTTTGAAAAACAGGATCAATTGAACTTAAATTAGCAATAGTTCTAGCATTAATAAGTGTATTAGATGACCCTAAAAATTCACATAAAACCTCTTGGTTGAATTTTAGCTCGCCAAGAAGTTTAAATTGTTCTTCTGCCCACTTCTCGTCTCTTCCTGGAATCTCGCTATAGTGAATAAAATGATTTACAAACCCATTAGCATTCTTTTCTGATTCGTTCCAAAACTTCCAGAAGTGGTTGTAACCCAATGGAGTAGATGTGAGAAGAATTTTTGTTGTCTCACCAGCAGAAATAGTAGGATAAACAGAAGCAAAAAACTCGTCTGCAACATTGTTTGGAATAATTGCCGCCTCATCAATGTATAGCCAGTTTACAGATTTACCTCGAATACCTGAGGTTGTTGTTGCTGCTGTAAAAACTTTACAATTATTTTCTAACTCAACGTCACCCTTGTTCCATGTCTTTACACCTTGCTGCATCCATATTGGTAAATTCTCATACATAATTTGGTAACGAGATAATACTTCTCTAGCAGCCGCCGTCTTGTTACCCATTATAGCGACTGTTTTATCTTCCTGAAATATTGTGTACCATAAAATACAAGCTGCAGCTGTAACCGTTTTACCTTGCTGTCTGCCCTCCATTAAGATAACTTTACGATTTTTTAGAATAATATCTACTTTTGTTTTTTGACAATCGTATAATTTAAAGAGTTGTAACCCTCTATCCAATGTGATAATTTGACAGAAGTTTTCTATAAAGTAGATTGGATCTTCTTTACACTTAACATATTCTTGTAATTGTTCTTTGGTGAATTGATGTTGGTAACCGACGGCCTTTAGATTGGGATTGCCGTGGTAAGAGGTTTGATCTTCCATACTTTATTTACCCCTCAATAACTTTCGGATCTTTTTCTTCTCTACCAAGTGCCTTTAAAAGATCTTTTGTGCTTCCAACAAATAGATTATTATTTGTTACCTTTGAAGACTTTCCTGTCTCACCTTTAACTCTTTTTGCTTTGTCCTGCACGTCTAACATACCCTGTGCATTGTCTTGTAGAGTTTTAATTAACTGTCCTGCAACCTCATAAGCCCTAGGGTGATCACTATTTTTTGCGATATTAAGGATGCCCTGTATTGCCTCTTCACTATAAGTAGCTGTTCTTTTTAAAATATCTCTGGCTTCTTGAAAATCTGATTCTAACTGCTTATCATGCGTTTCAGCAGGAACAGGCAAATCCTTTTCTTCCCTAACTTTAGTTAATGTCTTATCTAAAGCAGCCGTAGGACTTGTTTTAAATTTTTTATCTAATTTCTCAAATGGATTTTCAGCCGACATCTTCACCCTCAAAACTTTCCAATATGTTGGTTATGTAATCATAATCATCTGCTGGAGTTAACTCTTTATTTATAGTTCCATCAGAACCTATAGCACCAGAAACTTTTACTTGCTTTAAGGCATCTAAGTTTATATCTGTATAAAGCCTTGCAATAGACTCTTTAATAACGGTTGCTGATCCTACATAGCCAAAGAAATTAATTCTCATATTAAAATTTAAAGTCCAAATAATACTCTGTCTTTGAGAGAAATCTCCTTCATATTGGTCCTCATAATCTACGCTGTCTAATGTGATTTTAATGTCTCTTTTAATACCTAGTTCAGGAAGTTCATTAACTGTAACATTGAAATCTGGATTAAAGTATGGGAAAATTTGCTCTACAATTTGTAAAGCATCTTCTTGATTTTTAGCAAACACATATAAAGACAGCTGCATATTATATGGAGTAGAAACAAAAGACTGTCTAACTGTATTAGTGTCGTCTCCGGCACCAACTGCTCTATTTTTTTGTATGGGTGATATCTTTCTAGAAGGATCATATGTTAAAGAAGTTATTTCAAAACCCATTCTAGGAAGAATTAATTGAACATCTCTGAACTGTTCATCAGGCACAGCTCTAATTCTAGATAAAAACTTTTGTTTTGTTGAGTATGCCAAAGGAACCCTTAGCGACTGATTAACTACACCATCACTATCCTTCCTTTCAATGTTTATATTATTAAAGATGGTACCAAAAGCTATAATAGCCTTTTTTATGTGTTGGTTGTAAAATGTTTTATTCTTAAACATCTAATAGCTCTCCAAACGGATTTCTTTCAGAGAAATCTAATATACCCTCAACGGAATTTAGATTTGCGAAATCCTCATTATCTGTATTGGCATTAGTTTTTTGTGATGAGTATTCTTCTAATATCATTGTACTAGCATCTTCCAAAGTAAACAGTCCGCCGTCCTCAAGTAAGAATTGATATCGTAACATATCTAGACTGTTTGTCTCCATGATATCATCTGCATCTGTTCCAGTATCGAGAACCTCTGAACTGTATACAAACAATTCACATTGCAATTTAAATACATATAGCTTGCCTGCCTGATAAAAAGGGTCCGCAAACTCCACGTACTTAATTTCAAATATAGAATTTGTCTTTGGAAAATATAAAAGATCTCCTTCGACAGGACGAGAATCTAACTGAAATTCTCCCTCTGTAGAGTGAACCATTTCTTCCCATCTACGTCTTGCCAATATAAAGGTAGCTTGATCTCTTATCTCTATACCAAACTTACTAAACAGCTCTCCTTCTCCCTCGAAGCCGTTTACATTTTCCAAATACATTTCTAAAGGATATGCCTGTGTAAATTGAGATAACTGATCTTCATCAAAGATAGTATCTTCATTTACAAGCGTTCTAGGCATGTAATAGATGTCGTGTCCGTATATTTTTAAGGACTCTATGATTAGGTCTTCAATAAGACGTTGTTCAGAGGTAACTCCAATTGCATCGCCTGATTGAAAATAAAAATTTGTAGGCATCTTATCCTACCATAAACGTTGGAGGCAATTCATATCTCTTTTGCATTTCATCTTCTATAACATTTATCTCCTGAACTGCTTCTTGAAATATTTGATCTCCGTTGAGTGTAACTCCTCCTGGTAATTGTATCCCCCCAAACTTTTTCATATTTTCGCCCCACTGTCTTTTAATGAGAGCGGTGGCATATTTTTTAAGGAACATGTCATCATATACTTCGGCATAATCTGCAGGGTCTAAAATTGCGTATGCCTCAGCAACAACATAGTCACCAGGGTTGAATGTTTTATCCCAATCTGTATCTATATAAAGTTTATTAGTTTTTCTATTCCATCTAATCTGTCTAGATGATACTAATAATTGTTCTAATGTTGTTAAGTGAGATTGCACTATTGTATAATATTGCATATCCGCACCCATTAGATTATATAGATCATTTTGTCTAAACTGATACATAATATCAAAGAGGTTGCCGTCTCTTGTGTTAGCTGTGGCTGCACCTCCAAAATTAAACAGCCTCACAATACCTGTAATGCCATTGGAAATTGGGATCCAACCCTTTTCAATATCTCCCTCTTCATAATGAGACCCCGAAGATAAAGTAGCAACGTATCCAGATTCTGAGCCTTGAATTTGCTCACCTGCTTGAAATGTTCCAGAAACTTTTTCTACAGTTATTTCAGAACCACTTGCGGCATGTATAACAGTTGTTGCACCAGATGTATTCCCTGTAACTTTCTCTCCTTTGTTAAAGTTACTTGCCACAGGAGCCTGTAAATTTAATTTGCTTCCTGTTATCTCGTGCTGAACATAAGTTCTTTCTGTACCATCGAAATGATACTCTTGCCAATACTGCAAGGCATCGTCAATCCTATCATTGATTTGATCTTCATCAACATTGATCTCTATAACAGGAAACCCTAGCCTCCTGAGACAGTAATCAATAAGTTCTTGCCTTGTAGATAATGCCATTAACTTAATGCTCCTAAATCTTCTGTTTTTTCTTGTCCTCCGGGAGTTACTTTATTATCAAAGTTAGCGACTAAACTAACTCCAAAAGCATCCGTTCCGCTAGACAAAGAGCCTAGATCTCCTGTTGGAAATACAAGACTCGGATCTGATACAGAATAATTGCTAACTTGCACAATGTTACCATTTGAGTCTTTAACAAATATTGCTTTATCAGAGAGATTGATAGCCATTTCCCCCACTGCTAGATCACTAGCAGTAGGAGAGGATGAAGCTGTCTCACTTCTTTTAGGTTTTATGACGACATTATTCATATATTTAACCTATTAGTTTAATAATGTACCACTAGAATCATATATGTTGATTCTAAATCTGCTATTAGCTGCTGCTGCTGTCATCAAAACAGTATCTGAATCACTAAAGGACTCACCGCTTGTCTGAACATTAGCACCTGCTAACATGGCAAACTCTACTGTACCTGCACCAATTGTTGCAGTTAATGAAGCATTAGCACTTCCATCTATACTAACTGAACCAGATAAATCTCCGCCTAAGCTAAGAGTTCTAGCTGTTGTCCAGGCTGCTGCAGATGTTGCTGTAGCTGCATTTCCTGAGGTATCTTGGTCACCGGCTGTGTTAACTCCAGGCAAGTTGATATTAGCAGTACCATCAAATGATACTCCACCAATAGTTCTTGCAGTTTCTAAAGCAGTTGCTGTGGCAGCATTTCCTGAGGTATCTTGGTTACCGGCTGCGTTAACACCTGGTAAGTTGATGTTAGCAGTACCATCAAAACTAACTCCACCAATAGTTCTGGCAGTTGCTAGTGCTGTTGCTGTGTCGGCATTACCTGTAACATCACCGGTTACGTCACCTGTTAAGTTTGCTTCAACTGTTCCAGCTACAAATGTCTCTGAACCAATCGTCCACTTATCATTTGTTTCGTCCCACAAGAATGTTTTGGCAGTTGAACCGCCTCTGCTGATGCTAAGTCCAGCATCTTCTGTGGGTGAACCAGATGTAAAGTTACTGTTTAAAACAATAGTATTGTCTGCTAAATTAATAGTCTCAGAGTTAACTGTAGTGGTTGTACCGCCTACTGTTAGGTTACCTGTAATGTTGATGTCGTCATTAACAGTTACATTACCTGTACCGTTACCACTTAATACTAGGTTAGTATCAGTAGATTTGGTTGTAATCTGATCAACTTTAATGTTGTTAGCAAATGTAATATCGTTTCCTGCACTGTTTGTAATGTTTTGTCCATCTTCAATTTGAAGTGTACCTTTAATTTGAACAGTACCTGAACCTGTAGGATCAAGTTCAATATCACCAGATCCGCTAGTTTGTACAGCAACGTTTTGGTTGGAGTCTGCAGAAATTGTAATAGTACCTGAGTTATCGGATACAACCTGTTGTCCGTTAACATATAACGAACCAGGACCTACATAAATATCCCTCCATTGCTTTGTAGATGAACCCAAGTCGTAAGTAACATCTGCACTAGGCACAATACTTCCGTCTAAGGTTGTTAATAAAGATTTTACTCTAGCATCTGTGTAGTAGACGTTTGTTGAACCTTCTGATAAATCATCGGTGTCAAACGCCGACATATTAACTGCGATATCATCAGCATTAACAGTAATACCTGTTCCTGCTCCAATATTAAGTGTAACTTCTCCGGTTGTACCGCCTCCGGTTAAACCAGAGCCCGCAGCTACACTTTCAATATCACCTGCATCATTAGTAAAACTAATAACACCTGTGCTGCTATCATATGTTAAGTCTCCACTTACACTAATTGCTGATCTTGCTCTTGCTGTTGTATGGTAAAGATTACTAGAACCCTCAGAGAGATTATCTGTATCAATACCACTAGCGCCTGTCAGGTTAGAACCGTCTGCTAATGCTATCTCAAATCCCCCTTGGGTACTGCCATCATGAACTACTAAAGTATCTTTAGAAGTGTTGACGGTTACTTCACCTTCAGAGCCTGTAAACGACGCGTGTTCTGTTGTTGTACCACGTCTTAATTGTAATATTGTTGGCATTGTCTATTCTCCTAGTATGTTCCACCGTCAAGTGCATCAACCTGGGCCCCGGGTATTGTAGCGTTGCTAGGCAGATTATCTAAATCTGCTCTCAATATCTCGTGTCCCCCCTGTGTGCTACCGTCATGTAGTACCAAAGTATTTTTAGTGGTATTTACAGTAACTTCAGCCTGCGACCCTGTAAAGGAGGCATGTTGTGTTGTAGTACCACGTCTTAATTTTACTCTCGCTGCCATTAGGTTAACCCTCCGTAATCTACTGAGTTATAACCAATAACAGAATCTGTGATCGATCCATAATCTAAATCTGCTGTTTGAGTACAGCGAACAATTGCAGTTCCTGCGGATGTGGTTGTGTCGACGGTAAAGTTTCCGAATGTAGTATCCAAGAAAGATATGGTACTAACATCTGCTGATGTACTTCCGTCATTGACTGCTAACCCACCCCCAATAGCTTTTATATTATCGCTAGAATCTCTAACATACAGCTTTTTATCGGCTGTGTTAATAGCAAATTCGCCGACCTCTAGATCACTTGTAGTCGGAATCGAGCTTGCTGTCTCCGATCTCTTGGGCTTGATTACTATCGCCATTTAAATTCTCCTGTGTTTCTAAATATTGTGCTAACTGTAATTTTAATGACTCAATTTTTTTATCTGCCTGCTCTAATTCTCTGCTAAGTATAGCATTAGTATTTTCATAATGTTTTACTCTAGCTTCGTCTACAACAATCTCTGTTGGCTTTCCTTCAACCTTTGCCAAAAGATTTTTATTATCTTCTTTTAAACGCTCAACTTTTTCTAAAAGTTTCGCATTTTTTTCTTCCAAAACCCTTGTTGTATCTAGAAGACCTTCAATCTCATCTGAACCTTTTTTAGTAGAAACCTCTGTTTGTTCTTCAAAACTATTTCTAAGTTCAACAATGTAATTGTTAGCCTTTTCAAGTTCTACGCTTGCCTGTTTATACTTTGCCTCATGTAAAACAGATTCCATTGTTTTATCAGTTAACGCCTTTGATAAACTTTTAATATATTCATTAATTAAGGCATCATTTGTATTTTGTGCTTCCATTTTCACTCCAAAATGTAGGGGGGCTAA